TATGTAGAAAATCTTAGAAAATATAAACCCGATTACGTTATACATGGTGACGATTGGCAAACCGGAAGGCAAAAGAAAGTAAGGGAAAGAGTTATAGAAACCATAACCGAATGGGGAGGCGAATTAATAGAGATCCCGTACACCGAAGGAATATCTTCAACACAGCTGAACTATATACAAAAAAGTATAGGTACTTCTCCCGCTATCAGGCAATCTAAGTTAAGAAGGCTACTTGATTCCAAAGAAATAGTTAGAGGCATGGAAGCACATACTGGATTGAGTGGAATAATAGTAGAAAAAGCTTCTGTTGTTAAAGATGATAAAACCGAAGAATTTGATTGCATATGGATGTCAAGTTTAACCGATTCTACATCAAAAGGGAAACCCGATATTGAGTTGGTTGATAGACTTGATACATTAAATCAGGTGCTAGAGGTAACAACTAAGCCTATTATAGTAGATGGTGATACTGGAGGTGTAGAAGAACATTTCTGTTATACAGTAAGGACTTTGGAAAGACTAGGGGTTTCGGCTATAATTATAGAAGATAAAATCGGTCTTAAGAAAAATTCACTATTCGGAACTGACGTCGACCAAGAGCAAGACACGGTCGATAACTTTTGCTCCAAGATAGCAGCAGGTAAAAAATCTCAGGTATCAAATGAATTCATGATCATTGCCAGAATAGAGAGCCTTATATTAGGTAATGGTCTTGATGATGCTATATTAAGAGCTGAAAAATATATAGCCGCTGGTGCTGATGGTATTATGATACATAGCAAAAAAACAGATCCGACTGAAATATTCGAATTCTGTAAAATGTATCAGAAGCTAGATAATAAAGCACCTCTTTTTGCCGTTCCTTCAACGTATGATTCAGTAACAGAGAAAGAACTAATAGACAATAATATAGATTTAGTAATCTATGCAAATCATCTAATAAGAAGCGCATACCCAGCAATGCTTAAAACCGCTGAAAGCATACTGCTTCACGAAAGGGGCAAGGAGGCATCGGAAAATTGTTTAAGCATAAAGGAAATATTAGATCTAATACCAGGGACGAGATAATAATAAAAAGCGGATTCAAGTTAATAGACAGCGGTAATAATTTTTTCAAATTAAAAATAAAATAAAAATATGATAACTTTAGAAGAACTTAAAAATCAAGGTTATTCCTTTTTCACAGGCGTTCCTGATAGCTTGTTATCTCCGCTAATAAGAGAAATAGAAAAATCAACAGAAACACATATCATAGCACCCAACGAAGGGTTAGCATTAGGATTAGCTGTTGGCGCAGAACTTGCGGGAAAGAAAAGCTGTGTATATTTACAAAATTCAGGTCTTGGTAATTTAATAAATCCTCTAACAAGTCTATGCATTCCCTTTGATATTCACCCTCTCCTCATAATAGGTCATAGGCATACTCTGGAGCAACATAAAGTGATGGGGAATACCGATAGAGAGATATTAGAATTATTGGGATATGAGAACTTCATAATAGTGGAGGGATCGAATAACGAATCATAATATGACAAGCAGAAAACAAGCGATATTGGAAATATTTAAGAATCATCCTGATTCTTTTTTTATAGCTAGCACGGGATACATTTCGAGGGCTGTATTTGAATTATTTCCTGATAATAAAAATATATTCTATATGCAAGGAAGCATGGGTATGGCTCCTGCTATAGGTTTAGGTTTAGCATCACAAACAGACAAGAACGTAGTGGTAATATCCGGTGATGGTTCATTGCTTATGCATCTGGGGATTACCCACACGATAAGAGATCTGAATCTTCCAAATTTATTCAATTATGTTCTAGATAATGGTACGCACGAGTCAGTGGGTGCATATCCTGTAAGCGATCTTGAAATGGAATATCCGGGAATAGATAGGATATTTAAAATTACAAATGATGGTAAGCCACCTAGAGTGGGTATGGATTTTAAAACCAATAAGGAATGCTTCATAAAAGAATTAAAAGGACTATAGTTTGTTCACAGTCAACAAAAAAATTCATAGAGGGTAATGCAGGTGACGAATATATCATAGTAACAGGACCTCCTGATGAAAAAATATTAGACCTTGTCGATAGTATAGAAAATGTAATATGTATCGGCGGAGGCGCGGTTATAGATTATGCTAAGATAATTTCTAAGGGTCCAATAGAAATATGCTATCCAACTACCGCATCAGGATCATCAGAAACTTCACATGCAGTTTATTGGATCGGTAACAATAAAATGGGGATTAAAAGATTTATTCCGAAAGAGGTTAGAATAATCGAAGAATCACTAGTTGGTCTTTCCGATGATATGATTCTATGGACCAAATGCGATATGATAGCTCATTGCTTAGATGTTAAATGGTCATCCGGAGCAACAATAGATAGCATAGGATTAGCAGATGGAGCATTAGATTTAATAGGATCATCAGACTCCAATCTATCACTGGTGAATGCTGGTATAATTGCTGGGAGAGCAATAGAAATTACCCCGACGACGATACTGCATTCCTTATCATATCCACTTACAGGTTTTTATAATATATCTCACGGAAAAGCTCTGTCATATCTTATACCAAAATTAGCAAACCATCTGAATCAAAAAATACCTAATATCAAATATGTTGAGTATATTGGAGAAATAGATTGGGATTTGGTTGTAGATAAGGCTTATGAGTATGATAAAATTTCTAATGTAAACTTCAATATCAATAAAGAAGATTTGATAAAAATATTAAGCCGATGAAAATAGCAATTTATTGGAATAATTTAGGATCAACGTAGTACAAGTACTAACGGAAAGTTACTAATTTTTTAAATGACGTATGAATATTTGCATAAATTTAATAGCTACAGGTAAATACGTAGATTTTTTAGACGGGATAATAGAAAGCTCCGAGAAAAATTTTTTTCCTAATGATTCAGTTTATTATATTATCCACACAGATTGCACGGACCGGGTATTTCCAAAAAATTCAATAATTAATAGAATAGATTTTGAGGAGTGGCCAAATCCAACTCTTAAAAGATTCCATTATTTTTTAATGGCTGAGGATGATATATTGAAGTCCGATTTTTCTTTTTATGTTGATGTAGATAGTTTATTTGTTAACCTTATAGATTTTGAATTAGAACCAATAAAGGGTATAATATCAACTTTGCATCCTGGATTTTACGGTACCTCCGGAACTCCGGAAAGAAATCCTAATTCTAAATCATATTTACCAATTGGTTCCCAAAATTTATATTTCTGCGGTGGATTTTTTGGAGGTGATTCTGTATCCTTTGTCAAGATGTCAAGGAGGATAAAAGAAAATATAGATGATGATCTAAAGAATGGTATTATAGCAATATGGCACGACGAATCCCATCTAAATCACTACCTTTTCTACAATCCTCCTGCAAATATATTAGGGAACTATTTCGCTATATCGCAAAATCAAATTAACCAGCACCCTGATTCTAGGATAGTTTTTCTAGATAAGAACCACAAACATTTAAGAAAAAAATAAAATAAAAATGATAGATTTAAGAAAATGCACGTTCATAATTCCTATAAAGGTAGAACACGAGGATAGACTTAAAAATCTAAGGACAACATTAGGTTATCTTAACCATCACTTTATAACAAATGTAATACTCTACGAAATAGAGGATCCCGTTTCTCTGGAAATAAAAAATAAAAATATAGACCTCTATAATCTTAGTTTATTACCCAATCTAAATCTACATCACATTTTAAAAAAATTAGAATCTATTGATTTTTTTCATAGGACAATGTATCTAAACGAAATGCTAGAAATGGTTGAAACGGAGGTAGTTTGTAACTATGATATAGATGTCGTTCTACCGGTTGAATCCTACGTTGAAGCAGTAGATAAAATATCTGGCGGTGAATTGGACGTGGTCTATCCATTTTCATTCGGGGCTAGTCAATTTCAAGTTTTTCAAAATCTAGACCGAGACGGATTTGAAAAAAATTGGGATCTTTCTGAAATAATATCGCAGGATGAGAAGATAAATCGGTATTATTCTGAATATGGTCACTGTATATTTTTTAATACTGGTGTTTATAGAGAGCTAGGTGGTGAAAATGAAAATTTTAAATCATACGGTCCCGAAGATAAAGAAAGAGGAACTAGGTTCATAAAATTAGATAAAAAAGTAGAATGGCTAAAGGGTGACGTTTTCCATTTTGAGCATTACCGCAGCAACGATAGCTCACCATCAAATCCCAATATAGATTTCAACAACTATCTATTTTCGAAATTATCAAATAAAACAAAAGAGGAGCTTTTTGACTATTACGCTAATGTGGAATATAGAAAGAAATATAGCAAGATGTCCAGTCACAATTAACTAGATCAAATAATGAAGACAGGCGTTATTTTCTATCATAAAAACTCCAGTATCTTATATGAAAAAAGATGGATTGATAAATGCATAGATACTATATTGAATCAATCCTATCCTGATTTTAATATCTATGAACTGAATTATGGCGGAGATGATTTTTCTATATTTTCCGGAATTAATCACAATAGGGATTTAAATTTTTACAGCAAAAAATTTGAAAATCATGCGGAGGCAATGAACTTTATAATAGATACTGCCTTTTGTGAAGGATGTGATGTAGTTTTTAATACTAATGTGGATGACTTCTATTCATTGGATAGGTTTAAGGAGCAATTAGAAATACTATCAAAGGGGTATGATCTAGTTTCCTCTGATTTTTACTATGTAAAAGATTTTAACGAGAAAGAGTTGGACGTCGTAACTAATGGTCTTTGTGTTTCTAATGAAGGCTCAATAGAAGATGCATTGGAAAAAAACAATAACGTGATAGCTCATCCGTGTGTTGCTTTTAGCAAAAAATTCTGGGGTAGCAATAGATACAATCCTGAAGAAATACCGGAGGAGGATCTTCTGCTCTGGAAAAGAGGAATTGAATCCGGTATGAAATTTTACATAATACCGGAAAAGCTACTTTTTTATAGAATACACCAAAATCAGATATCATCTTCCCCTGTTCTATTGGAGGAAAAGAAAGTAGATAATTCAAGTAAAAGCGGGGGAAGTGTGTGGTTTAATGATTATAATATTTAAAAACAATGAATAAAAGAGCTCTTATAACAGGCATTAACGGACAAGATGGATCATATCTTGCAGAATTTCTAATAGGCAAAGGGTATGATGTATTTGGTACGGTAAAGAGAAATTCAGTAGCAGAAAATCAAACTGCCAGGCTTGATTCGGTTTATGATAAAATCGGAAAAAATCTAATTTATGCAGATCTTACAGATTTAGCATCTCTACTGAATGCTTTAAGAATATCTAATCCAGATGAGGTTTATAATCTAGCTGCACAATCTCACGTTAGAATATCTTTTGACCAGCCAATCTATACAGCTAATGCTACAGGTTTAGGAACTCTTAATCTTCTAGAAGCAGTAAGATCTTTCAACCCAAAGATAAAGATCTACCAAGCATCGTCTTCTGAGATGTTTGGCAACTCCATAGACCCAGATGGATTCCAAAGGGAATCTACACCTTTGAATCCGGTTTCACCCTATGGATGTGCTAAAGTTTTCTCCTATAATATCTGTCGAAATTATAGAAACTCGTACGGGATGTATATTTCAAACGGTATTCTATTCAATCACGAGTCACCCAGAAGAGGGACTAATTTTGTAACCAATAAGGTATGTAAAGAAGCGGTAAAGATCAAATTAGGTCTATCTAAAAAACTAGCTCTTGGCAATCTAGATGCTACAAGAGACTGGGGACACGCTAAAGACTACGTGGAGGCGATGTGGCTTATACTTCAGCAGGAATCCCCGGAGGACTATGTTTGCTCTACCGGTGTATCGCATTCTGTAAAGGATCTAGTCGAGTATGTGTTCAGTAAGCTAGATCTTGATTGGAAAGACTATGTGGTACAGGATGAAAAATTCCTCCGTCCCGAGGAGCTTGATGATTTAAAAGGAGACAGCAGAAAGCTTCGTTCTTTAACGGGATGGTCCCCTAAATACACATTCGAAACTATGCTCGACGAGATGATAGAGCATTGGCTAAGCTATTACTCTAATAAATAGAGACAAGAAGGATTGAGAACTGTTGGATATATAATATTGCAAAAAAATCCGACAGATGAGAAAAATAGTCTCTTTTTCCCTTTTTAATAAAATATTAGAGGGCGACCAAACATACGAGGAACTCGTTCCAGAGTTCCCTGAGTATAACTCAATACTATCCGCATTTCTTAATACAACAACTTCTATTCTTACAAGAACTAAGGGTATTGACAGAGAAGTATTAGCAAGCCTAGTTGATGATATAAAAACAGTTCCTTTAGAAGGCAAGGCTAATGCTTTGACAAAAGTATTTGACGGCGTCGTAAAATATGAAAATCCAGATTTAGATCCCGCTGTAAAGAGCAAGTTAAACGAGATTCAAGCTGAGATTAAAAAGATAGAGCCTCTCCTATCTGAACTCATTGCACAGGAGGAAGATGTAGAGGTTAAGGAAAAATTGCTAGACTTTATATCTAAATGGTGCGATAAGAGCAGGGATGTGATTCTAAAACCGGAAGACGTAAAAGAGTCTTTAAGAATTTTTGAATCTATTAAGATCGATCCTAGAAACATGTTCAATGTTTTTAGCTCTGATGTTTCTAATCTTTTAACACAGTCCAATGCAGTAAAAACTGACATTGATGCACTCTATGATAATCCAACCAGTGCTAGATTAAAGAGAAGTATAGAGCCCTATAAAAGAAAAATAGATTTGCTAGTAGACGAGCTTCAAACAGGGAATGGACAGGGCGTAAATTGGTCTATACTCAATAGACCGCAGGCAAAAGAAAGAATAGCTTTTATTCAAAATGCGATAAGGGATATAGTTAACGACTACACAGAGATAAGCTTCAAGGAAACTGCTTATGATGGTAGAATTAAACCTATAATGGCTAAACTAAGCTCCGTAACGGACAGAATAAATGTCCTACTGTCAGATCTATTGAGAATAGAAAAAGAGATAGAGGAAGAAAAAGTTATATCTGCATCGATGAAGGAAGCTAATTTGGATTGGAGCATAAAGTCCTTTATGTCCGAAGAAATAATTGGGCAGAGAAGGGAAAAGTGGTATGAGCCAATTACACAAGGCGGGAATTTTACACTACAATCATTCGAGAGATTTGGTCCAGATGATCTTTTAAAAGGAGACACATACTCTTACAAATTAGAGGGAAGTAAATGGTATACAGCCAAAGATAAAAACATAGATTCCGATTCAAAAGAATGGGTCGAAATAACAGACCCAGAGTCTATTAAGATTTTAAATAATGCATACGCATATAGGCTAATAAAGGTGATTGAATGGTGTGTAGATAATAAAAAATCCTTTTACGACAAGAGCGGAAATCCCGTAATGACTGATGAGGAATATAGAAAATGCATAGCTACTTTAGCGGCGGCTAAAAACTTTGATCCTATAGCAGCTTCTAAGAGTGTTAAAGGTAAAGCGGGATATGATGAATTTAATTACCAGGACGGAGCGGGATCAGACACACAGGAAACTAATGACGGTGGATCTGGATCGGACGGATCAGATGGGTCCTCTAAAAATACCAACCCAGTAAAAAAGGAGGAGAAGACAGCCACATGGGAGACAATTTCTAAAGAACTACCAGGTTTAACTTTTAGAGTAGGTGATAACGTAGTTACCAATGATAATGCGGAAAGAAAATGGCAGAAGGCAGGAAAGGATCTCACTACAACATGGTTTACCCCAGGCTCTTTCACTACACCGGATAACATAAAGTCAGAAGGATTTGAGATGAGCGGCTATTGGGTAAGACTAGCATCAGGTTATTGGGAGATGTATAAGGGAACGAATAAACCTGCCAACGAAGATGGTAAAATATTAAGAATGAAGATTTTTCAGAACAAGGATAAAAAAACTTCTGATCTTTTTAAAAATATAATTACAAGTTTAAATAGCCAGCTGGAAAGAATTCTTAATGATTTAAAGGATTTGACTAGATATTGGGGGGTTGGATCAGGTAAAACTAACATCAGCGATACCGCTTGGGGATCTGAAAAGGAATCAAGAGCTATCATCAAAGGGGGAGGAACAAAGGACGAAAGAATAGAGGTTGAGATCTGGCCTGATAAATTAGGAGGAAGCTCCACGTCCGACGATGTCATTCTAAAGGTTTATAAAAACGGTGGATTGGGAATATTGGATGACGATAATTCCGATAGCATCTGGGGTAGCTGGAAGGTTGATGATGACGGCGATAACTTTATAGTAAAATGGGAAATGTATAGCGGCTCCTCCAATAAAGGATGGAAACCGATTAGCGATTATTCAGGTGGAAGAATAGGTGCAATTACTAAATTTACTGGACCTGTTAGCGGGGGATTAAAACCAGTTTTAGATGACGCAATGAGAAGATTCATACAGGTTTTCTATTAAATGAAATAGAAAAAAGATATATAAGAAAAACAAAAAAAAACATAACAATGAAACCAATTTTAGATTTTAAAACGTTCCAGAGGATATTCGAAGCTGACGAGCCTGCAAAAGAGGGGGTTTTAGCTATTGCTCCTTTGCTATTAAGCTTATATTTTCAGGCTTACGGAGAACTAGCCTCCAAAGTGGAGGGATATAAGGATGTAGTTAAGGATCTTCAATCCATCATGAAAAAACCAGAAGAAATAGTAGTCATAGCTAAGAAAATAGTGGCACTAGTTAAAGATGCGGAGATAAAGAAAGAATTAGAAGCTTCTATAGTACCAGCTGTTACAGTTTTAGTTGAAGCTTATAAAGAGCTCTTAAATACAGCTAGCGACGAAGATAAGAAGAAAATGCAAGAGGCATTCGCTGATGGTGTTTTGGACTATCAAAACAGTCTTATTCAAGCTGTTAAATCAGTTAACGAAAGCTATTTTATAGAAAGAGATCCTATCCTAGAAAAGAATACATTTAAAGACGATAGATCTGATTTAATCAGAGACCTCAACACTCTAGAAAGTGGAATCAACATGGTTCTTTTAAATCCTCCAACAGAGAGAATAAAAGGAGCAATGTCAGGACTAGCAGGACAGGTTAAAGAACTTAAAAAAGAACTTACCGATGATGCTAAATGGGAGGCAATGAGTAGAAAGGATAGAAAGAACAGAGTGAAGGAAATCCCTCAGTTGATTGCTAAAATAAAAGAGGATCAGAGTAAAGCTATTTCTGATGAGGTTGTTAAATCCGGGATAGAGAAAACAGTATTGACCAAAATACAGGATGCACAAGCTAAATTAAAAGCAGGCACTGAAAAAATAGGCGCTATAGTTCAGAAGAATATAGAAACCAAGAAATCAGAAGACTCTAAAAAATCAGCTGAGGAAGAAGCTAAGGCGTTAAACGATTTCAAGAAAGCTAGTCTTAAATTAGACGATTACAAAGAGATCGTAACTGGCAAAAAAGAAGTTGGGAACCTTCAGAAGAAAGGTAAGAATCTTAAGACAATTCAGAAGATCCAGGAGTTATTGAATAACTACTTAGAAAAACCAATTAAGGCAGATGGACTTTACGGCGAAGGCACTGAAAAAGCTATCGCGGAGGTATCTAAAGCACTATCTCTAATTGAGCCAGAAGTGAAAAGTGACGGTAAAGTAATGTCACCTCTTTTGCAAGCTATGCTTATGAAAATCGAAGAGAAAGGTGGAAAGGAAAAAGTTAAACAAGCATTCGATAAGGTTTCTAAAGAAGGTAGCGGAGAAGAAAAGGCAGAAAAAAAGTAAATTAAAGGCATCTAATGAAAATACTGAGCTTCTCAGATTATCTATTTGAAAAGGAGGATCCCAATGAGGGATCCTTCTCTTCTGATGAATTTACCTTTAGAAACGGTATATTCGGTGGGACCAGATTCAAATCTAACAAAAAAATGGATCTCATAGATATCTCAGGAGACACCAAGCTAATGCCCAAGGACGATAAAGCAGTATTGGGGATTAGAAATTGGGAAAGAATATCAGGAATAGATTCCAAAAGGAAAAAAGGATCAGAGGATCAGTATAAATGGATAGAACTAGAAAATAAAGGTGCGACTAAGAGATATCAGGAAGGCGATCAGGAATTTGATGCAGCGGTGAGATTCATAAATAGATTAATCAATCAACTATATTCCCAAAGTACCAAGGGGGGTGATTCTGAAACTGGTAAGGATATTAGTGCAGACGATTCTATCTATAGGCTATTATTGGATAAAGCTCTTTCAGCATTAGTCATGATGAGAGCTATTCTACCGGTGAACGCAGAGGGTAAGCCGGAGATAAAAGATCTTTTAGATGACTTCAATATCTACACTAACATAATAGATATCTTAAGCCAGGTAAAGCCGGATAAGGCTTCACATAAAAAAATGTGGGGCGATATAAAGAACCTAGGCACGGAGAGTGAGAAGTACATAGAGGAATTTGGTCAAGTGTGGGGTAAATTAGAGGAAGTCCCAGAGGAGGGAGAGACCAGAATAGAGATGATGAATAGAGGTGTTTTGGATTTAAAGAACGCTAAAGAAAAATACAGTGCCACCGGAAATGGTGCTTCCACTTTTATAAAAGCAGGTATAGATAGCTATGCTAACGGAGGATTAAATTTATTGGATAGCAACGGAATTGATCTAAACTCCTTGCAAAAAGTTTTTCCAGAGATCATAAAAAAATACGAGGAAAAAGAAGCGAGCGGAGCAGTTAACGAATCTTATATTAATCTAAAAAATAGATCAGATCTATTCGAGAGAAAAAAATCAGACGATACTTCCACAGCTCAGATGCAGGAAGCTTCATACTCAACCCTACTAAATCAAGTAATATCTCTAGCTGGAATCATAGATAGCTTCATAGATTTCTTTATAGGATCTCCGTTTGAAACAGAAATCAGGGCTTCAGCCGTTAAGTACCAAAAACCACTTCAGCAGGCTGCACAGTTTTTATCGTCTAATAACTTCTCACAGATAAGGGGAAGCAGTGCAGGCGGTGATAAGATCAAGGAGATAACCGACAACTTAGAAAAGCTATCCGCACAAAATGGAGAGCTTAGTATCGCCGAGTGGAAAAATAAATCCCTAGAAAAATACGGGAACGCCCAGATTTCTAACGACTTTCTTAACGACGGTGATGCAAAGATAGCAAGAGCTCAGGGTATAGTAAACGATATGGTTAAGTTATCCTCACTTAAACAGAAAGCAGCTTCAACACAACTTCAAAATGTAATAGCTGATATTGCTAATGTGAACACAGTGGGAGATTCTAAGATTGATAGAATAGGCGGAGGCGATGGCGTGACAGATGGAGCACCCACCTCTAAAGCAGATATAGAAGAGCTTCAGAAGGAAATATCTAATATATTGGGTACACCCAAATCTGCTACAGATAAAGTAACACCAGAGGAGGTATTGGAAATAGCTAGATATCTTTCACTGCTAACAGGAAAGACATATAAAACTGCTAACGGTACCACAGACACAGCGGAGATTAATAAGGACATACGTATATTCCTAGAAAAAAGAGGGGATATAAAGAAAGAGCTATACGTTAATTGATAATAAATAGTTTTTTTTGTAAAATTATTTATTATTTTGAAACAATTCGTAATTTAACAGCTAAGACTATTACTTGTAATCACCCGGGGTAATATCATACTAAGACATATAAGAGCCCCAATCTTAGCTTTACAAAGGCCAAATCTAAAACCTAAATCCCAATCATAAAATTCTAAAAGAAACCTCTTGCTGTTTTCCGAGTATAATATAGAAAACATTTCTATTTAATTATGGCTAAAACTACATCGGAAAAAGGGAAAGGCTTTTCTTTCCTATCACTGGATAAAGAGCTTTCAAAGATATCCGGGTTTGAGACGGGGTCTATTCTTTCAGAAAACTCTTTCAGTGAGGTTGACGAGTGGATTTCCACTGGTAACTATCTTCTTAATGCCCAAATATCGGGAACCCTATTTGGGGGAATACCAAATACAAGATCGCTAGGTGTCATGGGAGACCCGGGAACGGGTAAATCTTTTTTCTGTCTAAACGTCGTTAGAGAGGCACAGAAGCAAGGATACGATGTCATATATTGTGACACAGAGGGTGCTATTGATAAAAGCAGCGCTAAAAACTTCGGTATTGATCTAAACAAGATTAGATACCAGCCTATTCAAACTGTTTCACAATTCCAAACATTTGTATCTAATATATTAGATCTTGTTAAGAAATCCAAAAGTGAGGGCGAAAATCCAAAGATCTTATTGATACTTGATTCTTTAGGTATGCTTAGTACGGATAAGGAACTAGCCGATGCTCTAAAAGGGCATAATGCAGCAGATATGGGGGCTAAAGCTAAGGAGCTTAGAAAGCTATTTAGAGTTATTACACTAGACCTAACTGCAGCTAAGATCCCTTTGATCTGTACAAACCACGTTTATACCGGAGGTGGCTACATGCCGACCAAAGAAAGCTCAGGTGGCGATGGACCAATCTTCGCTATGTCTGCTGTTGCGTTTCTTTCTAAGGCTCAGCTGAAAGATGGTGCAGGCACTAAGACTGGTATAGTTGTTACGTCCAATCTTAAGAAAAGTAGATTCACTGTCCCTGAAATGATCAAGTTTCATATATCATTTGCTAATGGTATGAATCCATATGTTGGGTTACAGGACTATGTTTCTTGGGATGTTTGCGGTATAGAAAGAGGTAAATTCGAGGAAGTAAAGAACGCTGAAGGTAAAAAAGAAATGGTTTTTAAGCCTAACGCATCGGCAGTTAGATGGGGCGTTAAACATCTAGGAAAGACCATAGCATCTACGGAGTTATTCTCACCCAATATTTTCACTGATGAGGTTTTAAAAAATATTGACGAGCGCGTAATCCAGCCTAAATTCAAATTGCCAGATCTATCCGATCCTACTGAAATTTTAGATGAATTGGAAATGGGCGGAAATGAGGTAGACGACAATGGAGAGGAATAAGATCGAGTTTAAGTATTTGATGGGCTTGTGGAAAACTCTACCCGACTACCCTACTAAGAAAGATATAACATACGAATTAAGCGTTTATCTTTTAAAGGACGGCAGGCCAAACGGTGAGTTTTCACACCAGACCTTCAATTCTGCTTTTGGATCGGATTGGGAAAAGACCGAGCATAAGAGAATAGTCGATGAAATGATTAAAGATGGTGACTTTGAGGAAACCTCTAAGTCATCTGCCACTAAGAGATGGTATAGAATTAAAAATAACCCTTATTATAACAGGAAATAGATGGATTTAAGTTACTCTGAAAATATTATCATCAAGAACATTCTAGAAGACAAGTCCTATCTAGAAGTTGTAAAATCTGATTTTTTTAAGAACGAGGGATTTAAAACCATAGTAGAGGTAGCCAAGGATTTCTGGGAGAGATATAAGGAATCCCCAACTAGGGAGCAGATAAAAGAGGCTCTTAAGATATCTGGCAGAATGGATAGTGTATCGATAAGCGAGATCGATAGCATATATGACGTTGATCTAAATAAATATGACTCTGATTGGCTCATAGAGACCACCCAGTTTTTTATTGAATATAAGAATCTGACAAAGTCAGCTGTTGATGCGGTTAAGTATCTACAGAGCACGCCTGTTACTTCTGAAAATATAAAGTCTGTTATTGAGACTTTTAAGAGTATAGTAAACGATAGAAATAATCTAGATTTCTCTTTCGATGAGGGATTAGATTTCTTTAATGCTGAGAATCACAAGCAACCCACTACCAACACATTCTCTAGCGGATATACTTTTATAGATACTGTATTAGGAGGTGGATTTTCAGCTAAGGCATTATATGTTTTCATGGGTATGCCTAAGGTAGGTAAAAGTTTGTGGCTCGGAAACATAGCTGCTCAAGCAGTTAGATCGGGTCATAATGTAGGTATCATTTCCCTGGAAATGAGTGATCGAAAATATGTGAAGAGATTAGGTGCTAATATCTTAGGTATACCCGTTGGTGAATACAACGATAGAGCCGAGGATGACCAACTAATAAAGAAGAAAATTCAGTCTGTAGCTTTTGATAATCTGCAAATCCCTGGTAAATTGTTTGTCAAGGAATTTCCAACATCACAAGCATCAGTACATGATGTTGAGAGATATTTAAGAAAAATTGAGGAAAGTAAGGGTATAAAATTTAAGGTTGTTATTGTGGATTATATTAACATTATGAAGAATTGGCGAAATCCGAATTCAGAGAACACCTACATGAAGATTAAGCAGATTGCAGAGGATTTAAGAGGAATTGCCATGGCGAATGAATGGTCCATAATTACAGCAACACAAACCAAACAATCTGATTTTGATTCATCGGATTTGAGTATCAACTCAGCTGCCGAATCATCAGGTCTAGTAGCTACCGTTGATGGTATGTTTGGCATCATTCAAGATCCCATGATGTACGCAAATAGGGAGTATAAATTGAAGATATTAGCAAACCGTGATGACGGTTATAAAAATGCACATAAGATTTTCAACGTCGATTACAAGTTCATGAGAATAGTAGAAGACACGAATACACCCATGCACACAGAATAAAAAAATAGCATGGTAGAAAAAAAAGAAGAAGAACAGCCAAATAAAAAACTTGGCGATAAAATATTCGGTGCACATAATAATCCAACAAAGGACTCTGATTACAGTGATAACTTTGATGTTGATTTTTCGCACGTGATAATAGAGGATCGATACGACGAGGAGGAGTATCTCTATAAAAAAAAACTGGAGGAAGCAGTGTATGTTGCTTTCCAGAATTCACGCTGGCATCCGCTTAGCTATAAGAAGAAAATACCAAAGGATCTTATACCCCACTTATTCCATGAGATATTGGAGCAAATGGAAGAAACTGAATTTAACTTCATAGAGAAGTTTGTCAGCATATGTGATTTTGTATCTCTTTCGTATACTAAAGCATATGATGTGATTCCGACTAAATATAAAGAAAAAATAGTCAACGAGTTGGAGATAAAGTATAGCGTTTTATCAAAAAGAAACATAAGTAAATTGTTTTAATCACTATAAATGGTAGAGAATAAGGAAGCTAAAAGAGTTTGGTTTATTACAGATACCCACCTGGGGGTAAGAAACAATTCTAACGAGTGGATAGATTATATAAGATCTTATTTCTTTGATTGGTTTTTTCCACTTGTGAAACAGCACTGGAAACCAGGAGACGTTCTGCTACATCTTGGTGATTATTACGACTCTAGACAGAGTGTCAATCTTAAAGTTTTAAACATGGGAGTTGAAGTAGCTGAGGAGCTATCTAGACTATTTCCGGATGGAATTTATTTTATAATAGGTAACCATGATATTTGGGGGGTCTCCAATAATGGGGTCAATTCTTTGAAGTCAATAAAATGGGTACCCGGTATTACTATTTTCGAAGAACCTGAAACACTTGTACTTTCTGACAAGAGATTTTATATGATGCCTTGGAGAAAGAATCATGACGAGGAGGAGGCCACCCTTGAAGGTGCTGAACCTCATGATTATCTATGCTGTCATACGGATATAAGGGGACTTAAGTTTAATAGAGCAGTACATATCGAGAATGGCGCTAATATAGATAAATTCAGAAAATTTGATCGAGTTTACTCTGGCCATATACACTATTCACAGACGGTTGATAATATTAAGATGCTAGGATCACCCTATGAGATAACAAGATCCGATATGGGTAATCCTAAAGGAATAACTCTTCTTGATTTATCCAACGGCGAGGAAACTTATTTTCCTAATGAATTTTCTCCTAAGTTCAAAAAACTTTATTTTGACGAGATCCTGGATATGAATTCTTTGGAGGTCGAGGAGCTGTTCAGGAATAACTTTGTTGATATAATGATAGATCCAAGAATGGCTCTAAAAGCACCACTGAATATCATAACAGACACAATACAGTCACAAAGAAAATTAAGTTTTCATCCATACGATCCAGAGCAAGCAAACCCTCTCTCCGTACAGATAATGGAAACTGACGGAAAGCAGTTCAATGTTTTGGATTTCATAGGTGAATATGTGAGAACTATCGAAACAGATGAAGACACCAAAGATAAAATAAAGAGAAGTTTAGGTAAACTGTATCAAACAGTCGTAGAAAAGGATCAGGAAAACAGAGAGCTATGAAGATAAAGAAAGTAGAGTGGAAAAATTTTGCTTCATATGGCAATAGAAAGCAGATTCTTGAATTTCCCGATGAACCCTCACTTTTTCAGGTTATAGGAGAAAATGGATCGGGCAAGTCATCTATATCCCAGGTTATAACATTTGCTTTCTATGGTAAAGTAGAGGGTAAGAAATTAGGTGATATTCCTAATAGAATAAACGGAAATGCGTGGGTTCGTGTTGAATTTGAATCTGATGGCAGAAATATAGCCGTTGAAAGAGGACTAGAGCCTAGCTTATTTGACCTGTATATTGATGGCATGAAGTACGATCAAGCTGGTCAAAGAACTGTACAGGAGTATTTATCAGATGATATTTTGGGAATACCGTATTATGTTTTCAATAATACAATCTTACTCTCCATTAATGACTTTAAGAGTTTTATTAAAATGAGTGTTCAGGACAAAAGGGCAATCGTTGATAAAATATTCGGATTCCACATATTGAACCAAATGAGGGATGCACTCAAAGAGGAATCTAAGAAAATAAAGGAATCGATGGATAATCTATCCGGGCAGATGATCTCAATTAAAAACTCAATAGAGAAGTCGCATTATGAAATGGAATCTCTTGCTTCTGAAATAGAAGAAAAGTCAAAGGAAAGACTAGGATCTCTTAACGAATCTCTTGAAGCTTTCATCAAGCTGCAGGAAATACATTCTCAAAAAATAACAGATTTTAAAAAAATTGAGACTGAGTTTAATTCCAGCAATCTTAGTGCAAACCAATCACTGACTGAAGCAAGAACTAAGATGAAGGATATTTTAAGAAGATTGTCCCTGTATGAATCTGATAAATGTCCCACATGCGAGTCACCCCTAGATACTGATTTTCATAGTGATGTCAAAAATGGTCTAGAGGTTGAATCTAAAAAAATGGAAAGCAATCTTAGTGAAATTGAATCCCTGATTTTAGACCTTAGAAAAAAAGAGGCAGACATAAATTCAACAAAATCAGATCTGAGGGACAAAGGAAATAAAATATCTGCTAAGATCATAGAGGTAAATAGGGAAATAGAGTCTCTATCTCATAAGAGCGGCAGGGATGAACAGCTTGGTGCGTTAAAGAGGATAATAGATAATCTGGAGAGCGACAGCCAATCGATACAATCCGAGTCTTTTAAGGTGGAGGAAAAATCTAACTGGATAAAGACTTTGGATGATATATTAGGGGAGAAGGGTGTTAAACAATTGGCTATACGAACCATACTTCCATCACTCAATTCTGAAATATTGGATCTTCTTGGACAAATGCACCTTGATTATCAAGTAGTGTTTGATGAGGAGTTTAAAGCTACGATATATCACATGGGGATAGAAATACCAGTTCAGACACTCAGTACTGGAGAAATGAAGAAGGTCGATTTTGTTGTTCTTGTGGCGATAATGAAGCTAATGAAACTTAAATTTTCATCCATAAATCTTTTATTCCTCGACGAGCTTTTTAGTTCCGTCGACCCGGATGGGATTTACTCTATATTAAAAATATTACAGAAGGTAACTAGAGAACTTGGCCTTAATATATTTGTGATTAATCACGCTCCAATGCCGCATGAGATATTCGATTGGAAGCTTGAGGTTAAAAAGATGAACAACTTCTCTACTATAACCATAGACAAGTTCTAATTTTTATTTTATAGAATATATAGGATAGAAAAATCTCTATTCAATATTGGCACAATCCGGAAGAAAAAGAATCCTAAGAGCTACCCAAGCTACAACCCCTCAATCTCAGACCAAGAAAATTGATCAGAATAAAAAGAAGGCTGGGCTGGGTAATATACCTAGCACATATTTTGAGCCGGGATTAAGTGGGGGTATACCAGGTGTAGGATTACTGAAACCTAGACCAGTTTCCACACAAAACTATCAGCCGGTTACGAATAATCAAAATAGACCAGTATACAGTACAAATACAATAGCTAAGTATAGTTACTTCTTTGTTGAATATGACAACATATACACTCCTCTAAGAGATGGTGTTTTGTATACCTTTGTTGTTGTTGTAACACTTTCCCCACAGACCGATAATAATGTGGCTATCATGTTAGGAAAGATTAAAAAGAGGATAACCCCTTTAACGGCAGATACTTACAAAAATGGATCGTTTAATCATCCGACATACATAAATCAAAATGGGGATCCTTTATCGTTTAGATACGCGGAAATTCCTTTAGTTGTTCAAAAAACACCTGGAAGATTGGACAATGTCCCTATAGGATATCCTAACTTCGATTCAACACCAAGTCCAATTAGTACTTCCCAAGGACCATTTCCGTCTGCTCCTATTGTTAATTTCACAACAGCAACAGGCGCAACTTCAGGTGTTAGTATCTCTGCAGGTGGTACGGTTTATTTTGTTGATGCCTCTGTTCAAAGTCCTTCCGCATATAGACCACTTGGCTGGACTTGGAATTTTGGTGCAACAGCATCTCCCACCGGTTCCACTGATAGAAAACAGATAGTTACATACGGGGCTACTGGAGTATATAGCGTTACCCTTACTGCTTATAATGCAGGGGGAACCGGATCAAAAACAAAATCTACATTTGTAACTGTAACTTAATATGAGCGGATTTTTAGAAAAATACAACACCGACGAGGTATTCTTAAGAAACCTTATCGTATCTTTTATTAGGTCTCTAAATGATAAATTGACTTATATCCAGGTAAATGACCAACAGCAGATACTAGAGGTTTTCGTTCCTTTCTTCTATTCAATGACGGGGGATGAGAGCTTTTTGCAAGACTTCTTTATAGAATATAAAAACTGTCTTACTGACGAACCCCATGCTGAGGGTAACTATGACGTAGTTCCAAGAGGAATAGTTAAAATGACAGCTAGTAACATAGATGTAGCTGGTATAATGAACCCCAATGTTAGAATGTCATACACGATGGAGGATCTAGACGGTAACATGAAAACATTCTCTGCTTATACTAAGCCGGTTCCTCTTACTGTTTCTTTTGACGTTAGTATAATAACAGATACTATGTTAGATGCTTTTAAAATCTACCAGTCTGTAATAACTACTTTCTATAAAACATATACTTTTGCTTTTGAGTTCCAGGGATTGAGAATACCCGCTATTGCTGGATTTCCAGAACAGATAACGAACGACAAGCAGTTTGAATTTACGTACGGTAGTTCTCAGAAGTTTATAACAAGCCAATTTTCAGTTGAGGTTCAGACTTACTTCCCAGAAAAAGACCTAACCACGGAAAGGTTCAGGGGTAATTTGATGCAAGCTGGAATCAGAGCAGTCCAAAAATTGGACGAAAGAAATGTTAATAGAGGAAATAATAGAATAGTCTAATGTTCTATATTATCAACGCGGATATATAGATCAGATAAAATATTCGTGCCTCATGAACAACTCACAGCTCCCATTTAATCCAGAAGAATTTGCAAATAGGATAATCGACGGTAGCAATAGTGAAACCCTCGATCAGCTTTATTTTGTGGGCAGTGCTAAATCATACATTAAAAAAGTTGACACAGGAAACTCATTAACCGTGAAAGCTTCTGGTAATTTCTTTAGTAATGTTGCGGGACAGGAATTCAGGGACATATTAGACGGTGGAACGTCCACCCCAGGATCATATCAGTATTATGGTGTGATTGTAGGTGGTGTTTTCCCAACGGAAAAAAATGGAATATAAAAATAGAAATATAAAAAATGGCATTTAGAATTCAGATTAGAAGAGACACCTCTGTTAGGTGGGCAGTTAACAACCCAGTACTACTTTCAGCAGAGTTAGGTTATGAAACTGACACTGATCTCCTTAAGATTGGAGATGGCACTACCCTATGGAATGACCTTGATTACTGGAACGGTAATCTAACTATAGAAGTAAACGGCACGCAGGTTATACAAGGGGCTGGTACCCTTAACTTTACTGGTGGTGTTTCTGCTAGTGCCACAGGAGGAAGCGTAACACTCGACTTCTCTGGAGTTGGCGGGTTAACAGGACCAACAGGGCCTAGTGCTAATATTGGAGTTTTCGATGCTACTACATTTGTAGCAGGTGCAACAGGCATACAGTTCACTGGCGGTGGGGTTAGCGTATCTTCATCTGGAAATGTTGCTGTTGTTTCAGTAAGTGCTTTACAAAACTCACTTTATAACGAGACTGTAAGGTATCTAATCGATAACACAACAGCTCAGTATTCAGGATCACCTATCATAGGAACAAATGATAAGATTACTATATGCTCTAGCGGTAACATTTATGCTAATAGATCCTGGACTAGATCTGGAACTACACTGACAGTAAACTCTACTTCTCATGGATTGTTAGCAGGTGATGGTGTTGTAATTAGAAATGGTGCTTCTACAGATAGCTACAATTTCTATATAGTCCAAACCGCAAGCGCTAATTCTTTTACTGTGACTGTTGCTAACTCCGGTGGTGCATCAGGAAGCGGATTGACATACATACCTAGCTTTTCTGTTACCTCCTGGTCGTCTGGAACATCTATGACCCTAAGCGCACCAACAGTTGGTAATGCCCAACTTCTTTCGGCTACTGTCTGTACTGTTATGAGCACTACCTCTTTCTATGTTACAATAGACGGTGAGGGAATAAGCAATGGTGCTGGTGTTAATGCCTCGGTTAGAACAATGAATCCACCTGTTGTTTCTGCACAAACTACCTCTAACGGTAATGATCTAGCAGCATCGTGTACTCTGGATGTAAATTCTCCGTATCAAACCTTTGTGTTGCAAAGTTTAACTGCAGCTGTTGAAAATCTAGTAAAAATGGTATTCTAAAAATTAATGCTTACGGATAACCTGTTTAGTGGAATTGTAGATTTTACCGACGGTAGCTTAAGCAGCTTAGTTGGTATCACAGGTAGTGCGACATACGGGTCCAGTGTGATAACTGGAGTTGATAGCACGATCATACCTGGATTAACTGCTGGCCTTTCGGTTAGAGCACTACCAGAAGGAATTCTCAATCCCTCTACAACGATAGTTTCTTTGGGCTCTAACACGGTAGAGTTTTCTAACCCGGTAGGTTACACCGGATCCGCTAATTTTTATATAGAACTAAGCAGCGGCAATTATCTTTTAAACAACGCTTTATTTGTTGACGTTAACAACATCTATAATGTTGGTGATATACCAGACTATCAAATAGGAGCCACTGGAGGATTGGTAATTTCTCCTTTTGCGATCTATACTCAGGGAAGATATAACGATCAGAAGAATCTTAAAGCCATATATGAAAAGTACATAATAACAAAAGTACTTTCAAGGAACACAGTAACAAATAGATTTAGCGCTATAGTTACTTGGGGTTTTTCAGGATCTGCACCGACGAGTGTTAATACTGGACAGACAGTTCTACCTATAACTCAGCTATCCCCGAATAATTTATTGCCTCCCATAATAGACTATAGAGCATTTTCTTATAAGAATCTTCCGGAAGGACAGCCATTTAATCAGGAGATATTAAAGGTCTTAGATTCTGGAGGAAGCGGAGGAAGCGGAGGAAGCGGAACTTCAGGAACAAGTGGTAGTTCAGGATCTTCAGGAACTTCAGGAACAAGTGGTAGTTCAGGCACTAGCGGCACAGACGGTTCATCGGGAACTAGCGGTACAGATGGCTCAAGTGGAACTTCAGGAACTAGCGGTACGGATGGTAGTTCAGGAACTAGCGGTACAGATGGTTCAAGTGGAACTTCAGGTAGTTCAGGTACAAGCGGAACAGATGGTTCTTCAGGAAGTAGTGGTACGGATGGTAGCAGCGGTACATCAGGTACTAGCGGAGCAGATGGTTCATCAGGAACTTCAGGAACATCAGGATCCAGTGGTTCTTCAGGTGAATCGGGTTCAAGTGGTTCATCAGGTGAATCGGGAACATCAGGATCCAGTGGTTCCTCAGGTGAATCGGGTTCAAGTGGTTCTTCAGGTGAATCAGGAACAAGTGGTTCTTCAGGTGAATCAGGTTCAAGTGGTTCTTCAGGTGAATCAGGAACTTCAGGATCCAGTGGAACATCGGGATCCAGTGGAACATCAGGTGAATCAGGAACTTCAGGATCGAGTGGAACTTCAGGATCCAGTGGTTCTTCAGGTGAATCAGGATCCAGTGGTTCTTCAGGTGAATCAGGAACTTCAGGATCGAGTGGAACTTCAGGATCCAGTGGAACATCAGGTGAATCAGGAACAAGTGGTTCTTCAGGTGAATCAGGAACTTCAGGATCCAGTGGAACATCGGGATCCAGTGGAACATCAGGTGAATCAGGAACTTCAGGAACTTCAGGATCGAGTGGAACTTCAGGATCCAGTGGTTCTTCAGGTGAATCAGGAACTTCAGGATCGAGTGGAACATCAGGATCCAGTGGAACATCAGGTGAATCAGGAACAAGTGGTTCTTCAGGTGAATCAGGAACTTCAGGAACTTCAGGATCGAGTGGAACTTCAGGATCCAGTGGAACATCAGGTGAATCGGGAACAAGTGGTTCTTCAGGTGAATCAGGAACTTCAGGATCGAGTGGAACATCGGGATCTTCAGGCTCAAGTGGTTCTTCAGGAACATCAGGTTCTTCAGGAACATCAGGTTCTTCAGGAACATCAGGTTCTAGTGGATCAAGTGGATCAAGTGGATCAAGTGGTTCTTCAGGAACATCAGGTTCTAGTGGATCAAGTGGATCAAGTGGATCAAGTGGATCAAGTGGTTCTTCAGGAACATCAGGTTCTAGTGGATCAAGTGGTTCTAGTGGATCAAGTGGTTCTTCAGGAACATCAGGTTCTAGTGGATCAAGTGGTTCTAGTGGATCAAGTGGTTCTTCAGGAACTAGTGGTTCTAGTGGATCAAGCGGTTCTAGTGGATCAAGCGGTTCTTCAGGAACTAGTGGTTCTTCAGGAACATCAGGTTCTTCAGGAACATCAGGTTCTTCAGGAACATCAGGTTCTTCAGGAACATCAGGTTCTAGTGGATCAAGTGGTTCTTCAGGAACATCAGGAACATCAGGTTCTAGTGGATCAAGTGGTTCATCAGGAACTAGTGGTTCTTCAGGAACATCAGGTTCTAGTGGATCAAGTGGTTCTAGTGGATCAAGCGGTTCTTCAGGAACATCAGGTTCTAGTGGATCAAGTGGTTCTAGTGGATCAAGCGGTTCTTCAGGAACATCAGGTTCTAGTGGATCAAGTGGTTCTAGTGGATCAAGTGGTTCTTCAGGAACATCAGGTTCTAGTGGATCAAGTGGTTCTAGTGGATCAAGTGGTTCTTCAGGAACAAGTGGTTCAAGAGGAACATCAGGTTCTTCAGGAACATCAGGTTCTTCAGGAACTAGTGGTTCTAGTGGATCAAGTGGTTCTTCAGGAACTTCAGGTTCTAGTGGATCAAGCGGTTCTTCAGGAACATCAGGTTCTTCAGGAACTAGTGGTTCTAGTGGATCAAGTGGTTCTTCAGGAACATCAGGTTCTAGTGGATCAAGTGGTTCTAGTGGATCAAGTGGTTCTAGTGGATCAAGCGGTTCTTCAGGAACATCAGGTTCTAGTGGATCAAGTGGTTCTAGTGGATCAAGTGGTTCTAGTGGATCAAGTGGTTCTTCAGGAACATCAGGTTCTAGTGGATCAAGTGGATCAAGTGGTTCTTCGGGAACATCAGGTTCTAGTGGATCAAGTGGTTCTAGTGGATCAAGTGGTTCTTCAGGAACATCAGGTTCTTCAGGTTCATCAGGATCAAGTGGTTCTTCAGGAACTTCAGGTTCTTCAGGAACTTCAGGCTCTTCGGGGTCAAGTGGTTCTTCAGGGTCAAGTGGTTCTTCAGGAACTTCAGGCTCAGCAGGAACATCAGGCTCTTCAGGGTCAAGTGGTTCTTCAGGAACTTCAGGCTCAGCAGGAACTTCAGGCTCAGCAGGAACTTCAGGCTCAGCAGGAACTTCAGGCTCAGCAGGAACTTCAGGCTCTTCTGGGTCAAGTGGTTCTTCAGGGTCAAGTGGTTCTTCTGGGTCAAGTGGTTCTTCAGGAACATCAGGCTCTTCGGGGTCAAGTGGTTCTTCAGGAACATCAGGCTCAGCAGGAACATCAGGATCTGCTGGAACATCAGGAACTTCTCCTACAGGATTAGTTGCTTCTAATTATGTTGTTAGAGGAGTTAAAGGTGGATCTACACAAACAATTACATCCGGTGCAGATGACGTAGTAACATTTGTTGATGATTTTGATCCAAATGGTTGGTTAACTTCTAATAAAATTCAACCTACAGTCGCTGGTTATTATATTGTTAATGCTCAAGTTTGGTGGGATGCTGGTGTTGTTACTAATAATCAATCTAATATCCAATTTAGAAAAAATGGATCAACCCAAGTAGCTATCAACCAAACACAGATTCTTACAGGATCTGGATATGCTCAAGAGATAGATGCTATAATTTTCTTTAATGGAACTACTGATTATATAGAAGTAACAGCATTCACAGGTAATACAACATCTCAAGTAATAAATGCTGCTAATGGCGGAACATATGTAGAAGCTTCTTTAATAGTTGGTGGTGGTACATCAGGAACTTCAGGAACATCAGGTTCAAGTGGTTCTTCAGGAACATCAGGTTCTTCAGGATCAAGTGGTTCTTCAGGAGCTAATGGTTCATCAGGAACATCAGGCTCTTCAGGATCATCAGGAACAAGTGGTAGTTCAGGTACTTCTGGCTCAAGTGGAACATCCGGATCTAGCGGTACATCAGGAACAAGTGGTTCTAGTGGAACTTCAGGAAGTAGTGGTAGTACAGGTTCTTCTGGAACATCAGGTAGTTCAGGAACAAGTGGTTCTGCCGGTTCAAGTGGAAGTTCTGGTTCTTCGGGTTCAAGTGGGGTGTCAGGTAGTTCAGGAACAAGTGGTTCTGCCGGTTCAAGTGGAAGTTCTGGTTCTTCGGGTTCAAGTGGGGTGTCAGGTAGTTCAGGAACAAGCGGAAGTAGTGGTTCTTCAGGAAGTTCTGGTTCATCAGGGTCTAGCGGTTCTTCAGGTAGCTCAGGTTCAGTAGGTACATCAGGTTCAAGTGGTTCTTCAGGAAGTACAGGAACATCAGGTAGTGCTGGTTCTTCTGGCTCAAGTGGTAGCTCAGGTTCTTCAGGAAGTGCAGGAACATCGGGTAGTAGCGGAACATCAGGTTCCTCAGGTTCAAGTGGTAGTACAGGTTCTTCAGGAAGTTCTGGAACGAGTGGTAGTTCGGGTTCTGTTGGAACTTCAGGAACGTCTGGAAGTTCTGGTAGTAGTGGGTCTTCTGGTAATTCTGGTTCTTCAGGAACTAGCGGAACATCTGGAACAAGTGGTTCATCAGGTTCTAGCGGTAGCGCTGGAAGCTCAGGAACGTCAGGTTCTGTAGGTACAAGTGGGACATCAGGTTCTAGCGGAAGTTCTGGTTCTTCAGGTACTACAGGTTCAAGTGGAACTAGTGGTTCTTCAGGAACATCTGGTACTAGTGGTAGTTCAGGAAGTTCTGGTTCATCGGGTAGTACAGGTACTTCAGGAAGCTCAGGCTCAAGCGGAACAAGTGGTTCTTCAGGGTCTAGCGGTTCATCGGGTTCTAGTGGAAGTTCAGGGTCATCTGGTAGTACAGGTTCAAGAGGGACTAGCGGAACATCTGGTACAAGTGGTACATCAGGTACATCAGGATCAAGTGGATCTACTGGTACATCAGGTTCGTCAGGATCAAGTGGTTCATCAGGATCAAGTGGATCTACTGGTACATCAGGTTCAAGTGGTTCAAGTGGTTCATCAGGATCAAGTGGATCTACTGGTACATCAGGTTCAAGTGGATCTACTGGTACATCAGGTTCAAGTGGATCAAGTGGATCTACTGGTACATCAGGTTCATCAGGATCAAGCGGATCTACTGGTACAAGTGGTACATCAGGTACATCAGGATCAAGTGGATCTACTGGTACAAGTGGTACATCAGGTACATCAGGATCAAGTGGTTCATCAGGATCAAGTGGATCTACTGGTACATCAGGTACATCAGGTACATCAGGTTCATCAGGATCATCAGGATCAAGTGGATCTACTGGTACATCAGGTTCAAGTGGATCAAGTGGTTCGTCAGGGTCAAGCGGATCAAGTGGATCTACTGGTACATCAGGTAGCTCCGGGTCAAGTGGCTCATCAGGAAGTTCAGGTTCTGCGGGTACTAGTGGAAGTGTTGGAACTTCGGGTTCTTCAGGTTCGAGTGGGTCGTCAGGAAGCTCGGGTTCCACAGGTTCAAGAGGTACTAGCGGTACATCAGGAAGTTCTGGCTCAGTAGGAACTTCAGGTACTAGTGGAAGTTCAGGAACATCCGGTTCAAGTGGTAGTACTGGCAGTACAGGAACAAGTGGTTCGTCAGGTTCTAGTGGATCTACTGGTACATCAGGTTCATCAGGATCAAGTGGATCTACTGGTACATCAGGTTCATCAGGATCAAGTGGTTCATCAGGTAGTAGTGGAAGTTCGGGGTCATCTGGTAGTACAGGTTCAAGAGGGACTAGCGGAACATCAGGTACAAGTGGTAGTTCAGGAACATCTGGTTCAAATGGTACATCAGGAAGTTCTGGTTCATCGGGTAGTAGTGGTACTTCAGGTTCATCAGGATTAAGTGGTGTTGATGGTACAAACGGTACAAGTGGTAGTTCAGGAACGAGTGGAACCTCTGGTACATCAGGATCAAGTGGATCTACTGGTACATCAGGTAGTTCAGGATCAAGTGGATCTGCTGGTACATCAGGTTCATCAGGAAGTGCTGGTACGAGTGGAAGTTCAGGAAGTAGTGGCTCATCAGGTTCTTCAGGAAGTACTGGTTCAAGAGGAACATCAGGTACATCGGGTACTAGTGGAAGTTCAGGTTCATCAGGAAGTGCTGGTACGAGTGGAAGTTCAGGAAGTAGTGGTACATCGGGTGCCAATGGAAGCAGTGGAACATCAGGTAGTTCGGGGTCTAGCGGAAGTGCTGGTTCATCAGGAAGTTCAGGTTCAACTGGAACATCTGGTTCAAGTGGTAGTTCAGGAAGTACAGGTTCTTCTGGTTCAAGTGGAACATCAGGAAGTTCAGGGTCTAGTGGTTCTTCAGGTTCTAGTGGTAGTGCTGGAAGTTCTGGTACATCAGGTGCTAATGGTAGTTCAGGAACATCTGGCTCAAGCGGTTCATCTGGCTCAAGTGGAAGTAGCGGTAGTTCTGGTTCTGTTGGAACATCAGGTTCTAGTGGAAGTAGTGGTAGTTCAGGGTCTTCAGGAAGTACTGGTTCAAGAGGAACAAGCGGTTCTTCAGGAACCTCAGGAACAAGTGGAAGTGTTGGAACATCAGGTACGAGCGGTTCGTCAGGTTCTAGTGGTAGCACTGGAAGCTCAGGAAGTGCGGGTACATCAGGAACATCGGGGACATCAGGAACTTCAGGTTCAAGTGGTTCGTCAGGTTCTAGTGGTAGCACTGGAAGCTCAGGAAGTACTGGTACAAGCGGAAGTTCTGGTTCATCAGGTAGTTCAGGGTCATCAGGTTCTAGTGGAAGTGTTGGAACTAGCGGTTCATCAGGAAGTTCGGGTTCAAGCGGTAGTAGTGGAAGTTCAGGTTCTACTGGCTCAAGAGGAACATCAGGAACATCAGGTGTTAATGGTAGTTCAGGAACATCAGGGACAAGTGGTTCGTCAGGTTCTAGCGGAAGTGCTGGAAGCTCAGGAAGTTCTGGTTCTGTTGGTACTTCAGGAACATCTGGTTCAAGTGGAAGCTCGGGGTCATCTGGAAGCTCAGGAAGTAGTGGTTCATCAGGTACATCGGGAGCTAACGGAAGTTCAGGTACAAGTGGCTCTTCAGGAAGTAGTGGTAGTTCAGGGTCATCTGGTTCTGCGGGTACATCGGGAGCTAACGGAAGTTCAGGAACATCTGGTTCAAGTGGTAGTGCTGGAAGCTCAGGAAGTAGTGGTAGTTCTGGTTCCGTTGGTACGTCAGGTTCTAGCGGTTCATCAGGAAGTTCTGGTACGAGTGGAAGTTCAGGAAGTAGTGGCTCATCAGGTTCTTCAGGAAGTACAGGTTCAAGAGGAACATCAGGTACTTCGGGAACATCAGGTACATCAGGTGCCAATGGAAGTAGTGGAACATCAGGTAGTAGTGGTTCTAGCGGAAGTGCTGGAAGCTCAGGAAGTTCAGGTTCAACTGGAACATCTGGTTCTTCAGGAAGTAGTGGTTCTAGTGGTAGTTCAGGAAGTACAGGTTCTTCTGGTTCAAGTGGAACATCAGGTTCGTCAGGAAGTTCCGGCTCATCAGGATCAAGTGGGTCTGCTGGAACTTCAGGGGCTAACGGAAGTTCAGGAACAAGTGGTTCTTCAGGTTCTAGTGGTAGTGCTGGAAGCTCAGGAAGTTCTGGTACATCGGGTGCTAACGGAAGTTCAGGAACATCAGGTAGTAGTGGTTCTAGTGGAAGTGCTGGTTCATCAGGAAGTTCAGGTTCAACTGGTACATCTGGTTCTTCAGGAAGTAGTGGTTCTAGTGGAAGCGCTGGTTCATCAGGAAGTACAGGTTCAAGAGGAACATCAGGTACATCAGGAACATCAGGAAGTGCTGGTTCATCAGGTTCAAGTGGAAGTTCAGGAACATCAGGAGCTAACGGAAGTTCGGGAACATCCGGTACAAGTGGAAGTTCAGGTTCTTCGGGAAGTAGTGGTAGTTCTGGCTCTGCTGGTACATCAGGTGCTAATGGAAGTAGCGGAACATCAGGTAGCTCTGGTTCATCTGGCTCAAGTGGAAGTAGTGGTAGTTCAGGTTCATCAGGAACAAGTGGGGCTAATGGAAGTTCAGGTACAAGTGGTAGTTCTGGAACATCGGGCTCAAGTGGGTCGTCAGGTAGTTCAGGCTCAAGTGGAAGTTCTGGAATTAACGGTTCATCAGGAACTTCAGGTTCAAGTGGTAGCACAGGGTCTACTGGTAGTAGTGGTTCTTCAGGTAGTTCAGGAACATCAGGAAGTAGTGGGACATCGGGAAGTTCTGGTTCAAGCGGAAGTTCTGGTTCATCAGGAAGCACAGGTTCAAGAGGAACAAGTGGTTCTTCAGGAACATCAGGAAGTGCTGGTTCATCAGGTTCAAGTGGTAGTACTGGAAGCTCGGGTACTTCTGGTTCATCAGGAAGTTCTGGCTCAAGCGGATTAACAGGTTCTTCAGGAACAAGCGGTTCGAGTGGTTCTTCAGGAAGTACAGGTTCTAGCGGAAGTGCTGGAAGCTCAGGAAGTTCAGGTACATCAGGTGCTAATGGAAGCAGTGGAACCTCTGGGTCAAGTGGTTCATCAGGAAGTGCTGGCTCATCAGGAAGTTCAGGTTCAACTGGTTCTTCGGGAAGTAGTGGTTCTAGTGGAAGCGCTGGTTCATCAGGAAGTACAGGTTCAAGAGGTACTAGTGGTACATCAGGGACATCAGGGACATCAGGAAGTGCTGGTTCATCAGGTACATCAGGTGCTAATGGAAGCAGTGGAACCTCTGGGTCAAGTGGTTCATCAGGAAGTGCTGGCTCATCAGGTTCAAGTGGAAGTTCAGGAACATCGGGAAGCAGTGGTTCTTCAGGTTTTAGTGGAAGTTCAGGAACATCAGGAACAAGTGGAAGTTCAGGTTCATCAGGAAGTTCTGGAATTACTGGTTCATCGGGAACTTCAGGTTCTAGCGGAAGTGCTGGCAGCTCAGGAAGTGGAGGTTCATCGGGAACATCAGGTTCTTCGGGAACAAGTGGAAGTGCTGGTTCATCAGGAAGTTCTGGAATTACTGGTTCATCAGGTACTTCTGGTTCATCGGGTAGTTCAGGTTCAGCAGGAAGTTCAGGAACATCAGGTTCATCAGGAAGTGCAGGTTCAAGTGGGATATCAGGAAATGACTCTTCTAACTCAGGTAGATGGGGTTACGCATCAGGTGGAGGGGTTCCTGGTTCGGGAAGATTTAGCGCAAGTAGTTCGACACTTTCATCTGTAATTGGTTTTGCAGTTAATGACCTTGATATTAATTCTACCGATTACGATGAATGGTGGTTAACAGCTGAGGGGTTAGTATCTGGAGGAAATGGGATATACTTACAAGTAACTCAAGTAGGCAGTAATAATATAATAGGTCTTTATTCAGTTTCCGCGATAAATGATAATACCACATATTGGTCAATAACAGTTAAATTCATAGCTGGGAGTGGTTCTATGACCAATGCCGAAAATTATACAATATCTTGGGTTTACAATGGTGCTGATGGTCCTTCTGGTTCAAGTGGAACATCAGGTTCAAGCGGAAGTTCTGGAAGTTCAGGCTCTAGTGGTATTGCTGGTAGTTCGGGAACATCTGGTTCTTCAGGTTCAAGCGGAAGTTCTGGAAGTTCAGGTTCAAGTGGTATTGCTGGTAGTTCGGGAACATCTGGTTCTTCAGGAAGTAGTGGTTCTACAGGTTCAAGAGGAACTAGCGGTTCTTCAGGTTCAAGTGGAAGCTCAGGTTCAAGCGGTTCTACAGGTTCAAGAGGAACTAGCGGTTCTTCAGGTTCAAGTGGAACTAGCGGTTCTTCAGGTTCAAGTGGAAGCTCAGGTTCAAGCGGTTCTACAGGTTCAAGAGGAACTAGTGGGACATCTGGAACATCAGGTTCATCTGGAACATCATCAACGGTTTATGTGGGTAATGCTAATGGTGCCGGTATTACTAATGGTGCTAGAGGTTCTATTTATTTAGGAGGAACCCCCGTTGCCACGGTTGCGGTTACCGCAGGTGATTACGGAGGTGGCGCAACTGATTTTATGCCAGGATACCCAATGCCGGCAGGAACTGCAAGTAAAATGAGAGTTATTACAAGAAGTGCTAATCCTGCTCTAAATAGTTTAGAGGTCTATGTTGCTAATGCTACTACATCAACATTAGGTGCTAAAGTTACAATAGCCGCTGGGTCAGCCGCAGGAGTTTACACTACAGATGACGGAACAACAGTTACGTACTCAGTTGGTGATAGATTATATTGTATTGCTAAAAATCCTAATGTGGGGGGAGGAGCGACTTCCGCACAAATAACTACAGTATCATTTAATTTTACACCTAGCTAATGGAATACACATACAAACAAATAGAAAATGGCGATTGGCAATTACTTGTTATTGTAAATGAAATACCTATTGTGTTCATTCTATCTGAAGACCTTATAGGTACTGAAGATACACCTCCTAGGGGTTTACCTGAACATATACAAATGATACAAGATTTTAAAGATGTTTCTAAACTAGAATATTTTATTCAACTTTTAATAGATAACCCTGGTACAGCATTTTCTATATATAATAATTTTGAATGATTCTGAAGTACTATAAAACTATAATCTAAGATAAATAATAATATTATAACTTATAGAGGTTTTGGATACCAATATTGGTCTTATGAAAAGATTGATGATATGTGTGTTCATATCTATATGTGAGATGGAATATATGCATTTATGGGTAATAATACTATAATTAATAAGGTACTTTGTATAAATTCAGACGAGATAATAAGTTATCTACCGTAATATAGCATAGCAACATTAAGATCCTTCGCATATAATACTGTTTCAACAATAGGTACTGATGTAGAGGATATTGCAGGATTGGATGTGAAGATAAGAGCGGATAACACAAACGATTCATTGAAAATAGAGGCTAAAGGAGCGGGTGAGGATATAAGATGGACCGCTTATATAGAGGGTGTTGGGATAGCGGTTTCTATAGTTCAGTAACAAACGAAACAAAGATACCTCTTAATTGTATAATAAGGAAAGGTACTTCGTGAAGAAATTATTGATAATAACCCCCCACCTATCGACTGGGGGATTACCGCAAGTTACGACAAACAAAATCCAACTTCTAAAGGATGATTACATCATTAAATGTATAGAATACGGATGTTATTCATGGGATTTTGTTGTTCAGAAGAACCGTATCAAGAATTTGATCGGTGAGGAAAATCTTATTACATTATGGGATGATAAGAATGTTTTGATTAATGTTATTGACGAATTCCAACCTGATATTATATCTATGGAGGAATTCCCTGAATTTTTCATGGATAGCAATATCGCAAGACAAATCTATAAAAAGGATCGCCAGTATAAAATCTTTGAAACCACACACGACTCAAGTTTCAACCCAAGATCTAAAGTTTGGCTCCCCGATAAGTTTATCTTCGTTAGTGTGTTTAATGCTATACAGTATTCAATGTTTGATGTACCTTATGATGTCATTGAATACCCTATTGAAAACAGGGAGAAGAGGAAGGACTTGTTCCAAGAAAAACTTGGGTTAGATAAGGGATGGAAACATGTTGTTAATGTTGGGTTATTCACTGAAAGGAAGAATCAAAAATACATTTTTGAAATTGCTCGTAAGTTAGAAAATGCTAAAATTAAATTTCATTTTATTGGTAATCAGGCGGATAACTTTAAGAGTTATTGGGAACCATTGATGAATAATAAACCTGAAAACTGTATTGTTTGGGGCGAAAAAGATAATGTATCTGAATTTTTGGAAGCGTCTGATTTATTCATGTTTCCATCAAAAGGAGATAGAGATAATAAGGAGTTAAACCCAATTGCTATTAAGGAAGCCATTGAATATGGTATTCCGATGATGATGTATAATCTTGATGTGTATTGTGGGAAATATGATAAACTATCCCATGTTAAATTTTTGACTGGTGATATAGATAATGACGTAAATAATATGATTGATATTTTAAATGTGGGAGGTGTTGATTCACCAGGTGTTGATTCACCAGGTGTTGATTCACCATTCAGTTTTGTATTTAATAGTGATAATAATGAGATTATCATAAATTATACAGGTAATGAAAAGTTAAATCTTAGTGTTAGTGATTTAAATAATATTATGAATATTTTAAATGTGGCAGATATCTATTCCCTATTCAATTTTGGATTCGATGGGGAAACTAATCAGGTTACCATAAATTATACAGGTAATGAAAAGTTAAACTTTAATGTTAGTATTAGGGACATGACATCAAGGGCTCCTATGTACTGGTTTAATCTATCCTTGGAGTACCCAATATTTTATTGGACAATACCTATACCAATTCACATTAAGAAATTTAAAGACAATCCTAATTTTAGAGGATTTTTGGTTGAGTTTTATGATGGGGAAACAAACGAATTGGTTTTTGACCACGACTTAATTGTTAATAGTAATTTCTTCCCAAAAATACCTGAGTTTAAATTCAAACCTTTGGATTGTAACTACATTAATTATTGTGAGTTCTTTGTTGATAGATGTTTTGATGATTTGAGATTAGAAAATCTTGACACAGTAATTGATATTGGGGCTAATGTTGGACTGTTTGCTAAGTATATGTATTCTGTGAACGCTAAGAAGGTTATCTTAGTTGAGGCTAATCCATACCTAAGAGAAAGTATTGAATACCATTTAGATACGGATTTAGAAAAATCAGTTATCTATATGAATCCAGTTTATAAAGAACACACTAAAATTGATTTTAGATTCTCAACGGAAAACTCAACAATTGGTTCAAATGTTTTTGATAGTAACGTGGGAGAATACGGACAACTTAGTAATTTAATCACTTGTGACACTATCACTATTGATGATATCTACAAGGATAACGACTATGGTAGAATATCATTATTTAAATGCGATATTGAAGGTGGTGAATATCCTATTTTTGAATCAATTACTGATGAACAGATTGGACTAGTTGATAGATTTATGGTTGAGTTCCACGAAAATACCGATGGACAGATTAATATTATACTTGAGAAATTAGATAGAAATAATTTTGAGTATGACATTATTGTTTATGAGATGGGTCGGAAAATTAGAGCAGATAGAAATTCTAAACATGGTGTTATCTTTGCTAAACCGAAAAATATTAAATTAAGGAAACCAGGTACTTTATCATCATCAGTTTATGATGTTACAAAAAGTTTTGAAGAACGATTGGCGGAATATACAGGAGCACCATATGCGGTTACTATTGATAACCAAAGTAACGCTCTGTTCTTGGCTTTGTATTATGAAAAGATTACAGGTAAAACAATTAAAATACCAAGTAGAACATATCCTTCGGTTCCTTGTGAGGTTATCCACGCTGGGGGTAAGGTTGAATTTGAACCTGTTTATGGGTCAACATTAAAAGGACCTTATCAGTTATCACCGACAAATGTATGGGATTCAGCATTAAGGTTTACTACCGACATGTATATACCAGGAACACATATGTGTTTATCATTTACAGGTCCATACAAACACCTAAAACTTGGTAAGGGTGGAGCAATCTTAACTGACGACTTTGAGGCTTATAAGTGGTTTAAGAGAGCTAGATATTCAGGTAGAAATGAAGTTTCGTATCATGATGATAATTTTGATATGTTAGGATGGAATTTTTATATGATGCCTGAAATTGCGTCAAGAGGATTGTTACTTATGAACCAATTTTATAATATGGACGGGACACCTAAACATAATGAGGATTTGGAATTACCATACCCTGACTTATCAAAATTTGATGTTTATAAATGATAGTTGGATTCAATGAATATAAACACAAGTATCAATTTAATGTTACAGGTGTAATCCATGTTGGGGCTCACGTTGGTCAAGAATATGATGAATATGTTGAAGCATTTGGTTTAATACCTACATATTGGTTTGAACCAATACCGCATGTTTATAAAGAGCTATCAAAAAATTTAGAGGGTAAACCTAACACGTTTTGTTATAATGTTGCGTTAGGTGAAAAAATCGGAGTTCATAAAATGTATCTTGATGATGGCAACGGACAACAAAGTTCATCATTGTTAAAACCAAAAGAACACCAAAATTTTTATCCCCATATCAAATTTAGTGAAGAAAACACTATTAATATTACCTTAAATACATTAGATTTTTATGGTATAGATAATTGTAATTTTTTAGTTTTGGATACTCAGGGGTATGAGTTAAATGCTCTTAAGGGTTCAATTAATACCTTAAAGAATATTGATTATATATTCACAGAATTTAATGTTATTGAAATGTATGATGGCTGTCCATCAATTGAACAACTTGATGAATTTTTACAACCTTTTGGGTTTTACAGACAAGAAACGTGGGATGTTGATGGAGTATGGGGTGATGCATTTTACTTAAAAAAATATGATTAAAAAAGCTTTTATAGGTAATGGTGGACATTTGAGAGAGGTAATCGCTCATACGAGATATGATGTTACTAGATTTGTTGAAGACGAATACTTCAACGGGGAACATAATACATTACCGTTATCGCAATTCGATCCAAAAGAGTATTCTATTATGATTGCAATTGCTGACAGTCAGGTTAGAGCAAGAATTCAAAAATCATTGCCCGAAGACACCAGATATTTTTCATTCATCGATCCATCGGCAATTCTTTTGGATAGAAATATTGTAATCGGTGAAGGTTCATTTATTGGTGCAAATTGTGTAATAACTACTAATGTTAGTATTGGTAATCATTCAATTTTAAATAGAAATGTTAATATCGGACATGATTCGGTAATAGGTGATTTTTTTAGTGCTATGGCGGGGTCCGTAGTGTCAGGGAACGTTTCAATTGGCAATAATTGTTATATGGGTAACAATTCATCAATCCGTGAAAAAACAACTATTTGTGATGATGTGGTAATTGGGATGAATGGAAGTGTTGTTAAGAATATCGATAAACCTGGAACTTATGTTGGAGTTCCTGTTAATAAAATTAAATAATGGAAAAATTACTTTCGGTTATAGTATCGGCATATAATTTTGAAAAATACCTTGAAGAGTGTATAGATTCAATTTACAACCAAAAAATTATCTACGGATATGAGGTAATTGTTAGAGATGATTGTTCAAAAGATAATACTAAAGATGTTTTAATTAAACTAAAAGAAAAATACACCGATTTAAGAGTATTAAATGGTGATGTTAATTTGGGAGCGTTAGAAAATATAAGAACTTTATTAAATGCTTGTACGACAAAATATATCGCATATATTGATGGTGATGATTATTTTGACAATTATACAATTTTGAATGAAGAGGTTGAATTTTTAGAGAATAGCCCAAATTATAGTATGGTATGTACCGGAACTAGATATTTGTATCCTAACGGGGCAAGAGTACCAGTAGTAACTGAGTTATTTATTAGCTCATTTCTTGACGATGTTACAACGGATGACTTACTTACAATCAATCACGCTTCATTTGCGAGAGTGTTTAGAAACATACCAAATTTAATAAAAGATTACTTCAAAAATCTACCCTATGTTGATTGGCCACTTAACTATGAAATTAGTAAACATGGTTTAATTAAATGTATTCATAAGTGTGGTGGAATTTATAGAATATCTAATGATGGTATGTTCTCAAATGTGTCTGAAAAGGAAAAAAACAAAAAAAATTCAATAGTTATTAATGAACTTAAAAGACAACATCTTAAAAATGATTTCAAAACAATAACTATAGTTGATTGTTTTATTCATAATGAAAACGTTTTAGGTAAATTGGAGTTATGTATAAATAACTTAAAAAAATATAATCATACAATACTTTTGGTATCTAATACAATTGTGCCTGAACATATAATAAAAAATGTTGATTATCATCTATATAATTCTAATAATATTCTTTTTGAGGGTGAGTATACTGATTCAGAGCCAGTTGTATTTTGGAAAAAAGTCAATGGATTAACAATTTACGAAGTTATTAATACAATACAAAAACATGGATTACCTGTTATGGTTAATCTATTTAATTCATTGGACTTATGTAAATCACTTGGATTTACTCACTTCCAAAGAATCGAAGTTGATGATTTATATACTGACGAAGGTTATGAACATATGAGAAGTGTTCCTTTGATTTGTTCTGAGAAAAATAAAAAGGGTGTGTTCTATTTTAATGAAGGTAAAGATGTATCATTTCACTATTTTTATTGCGAGATAGAGTATTTCCAACAGATAATAAATAGAGTTAGTTGTGAAGAAGATTATAAAAATTATTTATTAACTCACGGATATGGTACTGATTTCATAAATGTTGAAAAATATCTATACGATAACATAAACAGGAATGATCCCGGTTTATTAATAAGAAAGGATGGTGAGGAAGAAATGAACTCTGATTTTTACGGAACATTATGGAATACAGAAACTACAGGTAGTAACGTATCGTCTAAATTTAGAGGATGTTCAAGTAAACTTTATAAGATATTAGGACAAGAGCCTATAATGTTATTATCTTATAATTATAATAATTTTAGGTCCGAGAGAAAAATAATTGTAAATTACGTGGATAATACTTCTGGAGTGTTTTATCACGGTTTAGATAATTACGGACATTGGTCATTTAATATTTTTGAAAATGAAATTGAAAAAATATTAGTATACGATAGTCAAACTGACGAATTTTTATATGAAATAATAAACGAAAACATTGTTGATTATATCGTTTTTTTATGATCGGATTAACTATAACCACCTGTAAAAGAATTGATTTGTTTGAAAAGACAATATTAACATTTGTAAGTGAATGTGAAGATTGTAATTCAATTGATGTCATAATTCATTACGATGATTCATCATCTTTGGATGATAGAAATAAAATGTTTACATTATTGAATACATTATTTACTGACACTTTAATAATATCTAAAAGATTTAATCCAAATTCGTTTAACACTAATCGAAGACATTTAGAGATAATGAAAAAATGGAAAGAAGACATAAAATTTTTTAATGTGGATTATGTTTTTCATTTAGAAGATGACTGGTTATTTGAAAACAAATTTAGTATCCAAGAGGGTGTTGAATTATTAAAGAATAATGATGAAATTGCTATGGTTGGATTTTCATGGAAAAGAAAGATATTCCCGAAAGAATTATTTGAACCAAGGATTATTGGTAATTTTTGGGAGTGGTATTATTCTGATAAACATTATCTGAATGAACCTTTGTTTAATGATACGGTTGAAGAAACTTTACACGCAGATAAAGGAATGTGGATTAAATATATTAATTGGCCTTACTTCGGATTTAGACCGGCAATACATGATGTTAATAAATTAAATCAAATTGAAAATTTTAACGATAATATGGATTCTTTTGAGTTGGAATTTGCAATAAGGTTTGCAAAAAAATTCAAATCGTTTTTACATTTGGAAAAAATTTGTTATCATATTGGTGATGAAAATTCATCATATAATTTAAATAATTCTTTAAGATAATGGATTATAATTTTTTATGGGTACCTAAGACCACTTATCATAGGTCAGCACAAAGTCAGTTTGTTGTTGATGTTTTTCCTAAAATATTAAAAAATTTTGAATTGATAATTGAAATTGGAACATTTACAGGAGCGTTCACTTTATGGTTGTCTGAAAATAACTCTGATAGTTGTAAAATAATCTCTTACGATATTAATCCTGATTATTGTGAAGTTAATAATCTTAAAGATACCGAATTAAGAATTGGAGATTGTTTTGATATTGATGTTATGAAAGATATTCGTGATCTAATTAACAATTCGGGTAGAACTCTTTTTTTATGTGACGGAGGGGATAAGGAACTTGAGTTTAGATTATATTCAAAGTACTTGAAAAAGGATGATGTTATAATGCTCCACGATTATTCACATAGTGATGAAGAGTATAATATTATTAAACAAAAAATAAACTGGCCAACAAATTCAGAATCACACTATAAGAATATTGAAAGATACTTACCTGAACTTAATTTAAGTACATATATGTATGATGATTTTAAACAAGTTTTATGGGGTTCGTTTATAAAAAATTGATATGAATTATAAGATTAAATTAGTTCATTTACAGACAACACAGAATGAACATAGAGAAAAACTATCACGAAAATCTATACAACAAGTAATACCTTACGGTATTGAATATGTTTTACATCAGAACGAGTTATATACTTCCTTACCTCCAGTTCATACAAGTGTTAGACCACATAATGTTAGAATCGGTAAGTATGAAGATGTTAATGACCCTGAATATGGGAACGCATTAACTCCAGCTCACTACGGATGTTTTGAAGCTTTTAAAATTGGTATCCTATCAGAATTTGATAATGATTTAGATTTCTTAATTGTTTGTGAAGGTGATTGTATTATTGAAGTTCCAATAGAAGAGTTTATTGATAAAGTTAATCAGGTATGTGGTATAGTTAATCAGGAAGATATCTCTTACTTTTCATTTGGTGATACCAAAACTTTAGATTATGGTTGGCATCAATCTGACGTTGTTAGAGAAATACCGAACCAAGATTTATTGTTTATTACTAATAAAATAATTGGTTTACAGTGTATTATGTTTTCAAAAAAATCACGTAAAACAATTATGAACCAGTTGAGAACACATAGATGGGATTGTGCTGACACATTTTTTAATATAATATGTGCGGAACAGAGATTAACTATGGGAGTTTTAAAGAAAAGAATAACAACCCAAGCGGATGGGGAATCATTCATAGATAAAGAATATAAAGTTTTTACAAAATAATATGGCACACGAACAACAAAAGAATTTTTTTAAAAGAGTTAAAGATAAATATCCAAAATATTTTACAGATGTAAAAGTTTTAGATATTGGTTCTTTGGATATAAATGGTTCAATACGGGATTTATTTGATTATCCATTTTATTATGTTGGGTTAGATTTAGCTGAGGGTAAAAATGTTGATGTAATTTGTCCTGGACATTTATATGACTCAGGATTTGAATTTGATGTTGTTTCATCTGGAGAATGTTTTGAACATGATATGTATTATGCTAGAACAATACAGAATATGATTAGACTTCTTAAGTGTGGAGGTTTAATGGTTTTTACTTGTGCGTCAACAGGTAGACATGAACATGGAACATTAAGAACTACACCTGATAATGCGCCTTTCCTAAGTAATATTAGTGAAAAGTGGGGAAATTATTATAAAAATCTAACTGAAGATGATATAAGGTCAGTTATTGATGTTAATAATATCTTTAGTGATTTTGGATTTGAATATGAACCAGTGACTTGTGACTTATATTTTTGGGGGATAAAGAAATGATTAATGTTGATGTAATTTGTCTAACAAATACAACTTCTGATGATTTGTATTGGATGACTCGTCGTACATTAACTACCATACATGATTCGGAAACAGATTATAAATTTCATATTCATTTAATTGAAACAAATTTTGAAAGTGGGTATAATTATTCTGATATTGTTGAAAATTATGTAAAACCAAATGAAAAATTTAATTACAATAGATTTTTAAATCACTCATATCCATATGTAAAACATGATTGGGTATTAATTACAAATAATGATGTAAGATACGAAAGAGGATGGTTTTCAAAAATAATTGAGGTTTACACTAAAAGACCTGATGTTGAATCTTTTTCACCTAAATGTCCAATTTTATATTCTAAATATTTTTACGATGATTTCTTAGGTGGTGATTTAGATTTTCATGAAAGTGTTGGTACTAGTGTTCATTTAATGGGATGGTCATTAGTTATGAAAAAAAGAGTTTTTGATATTGTTTATCCTTGGGACGAAAATTTTTATATGTATTACCAAGATAATGATTACGCTGAAATTCTATTAAAGAATAATATTAAACATGGTTTGGTTAGGGACTCAATTGCAACTCACTTAGAATCACAAACTATAAAACATAAATTTAATTCAAATACAATTGATAATCTTAAAGTAAAAAATTATTTTTATCAAAAATGGGGAAAGGAGATTTAATATGAAAATTACACAAGTAACACCTGGAATTATTACAATACCACCTAACGGATGGGGAGCGGTCGAAAAAGTAATATGGGAATATTACAACAATATTAAAGAGTTAGGTTACCAATGTGACATAAAATATCTTAATGAGGTAGATACTAATAGTAGTGATATTATTCATATTCACATGGCTAATTTAGCAATTGATGCTGCTAACAAAGGAATACCTTACATTTTTTCATTACATGACCACCACGTTGTTTATTATGGTAAGGACTCATCTAACTACCAACAGAATTTAGAGGCGATTAAAAGGTCTGTGGTATCTTTTACACATGCTGAGTTTTTAGTTGATTACTTTGACGAAACTGATAAGTTGTTCTACCTATCACATGGTGTTAATACAGAGTTCTTTAAGAATGACAAACCGAAAAGAAGTGAACATAAACTATTGTGTTTAGCAAACAATGGTATTGGAGGAGATTCGACGTATGATAGGAAGGGATTTAGATATGCTATTGAGGCGGCAATCAAATTAGATTTACCCATTACAGTTGCCGGTCCTGAAAATAATAGAATATTCTTTGAACATCATAATGACTTATTAAATTATGATAAGTTAACTTTAATGTTTTCAAATCCAAACGAAGAACAAATATTAGAATTATATAAAAGTCATTCAATATTCTTACATCCTTCTATGTTAGAAGCCGGTCACCCTAATCTAACATTATTAGAAGCAGTATCTTGTAATATGCCAGTTGTTGGTACTTACTTAGGTTCACAAACGATAGAAGGAATGGTTGTGGTTGAAAGAGATGTAAATCAAATAGTTAGTGGTGTTAAACAAATCATTGATAATTACGATTTATATTTAAGTAACACTGAATTAGATAGACAAAATTATGATTGGAGTATTATCACCAAGAGAATGGTTAGAATTTATGAAGACCTGATTAACAGTAGAAAGAATTTGAATAGTCTTGAGACTAAACAAAGATTTGATAAAGTATTTGAGAATACTGAAATAAAACCAAAAGAGATGGTTGAAAAAATTGAAGTAATTAATCATTATATCAACGGAGCGTTAGTTGAAATTAAGGGCAATAGTGATAAACGATATTTAGTTGAGTTTTGGAATCAGGACGGTAACTGTGAATATCGTGAGGAGATTGGTTGTAATATGTGGGTCAGATTAAGTAAGAAGTATTTTGATGAATATACTTTAAAAATTTATTCTGAAGGTAATTTAATCAGTGAAAAGAAATACAACGCTGAAAACAAACGAGTTTATATTGCATTAGATTCAAAGTCTTTGGGTGATACATTTGCTTGGGTACCTTACGCTGAGGAATTCAGAAAGAAACACAACTGTAAGGTTATTTGTTCAACATTCTTTAACGATTTATTTGTAAAACAATATCCTGAGATACAATTTGTTTCACCTGGTAGTACGGTTGATAACCTATACGCAATGTATGAGATAGGTTGGTTCTACGATGGTGATAATGTTAAAACGGATAGACACCCAAGCGATTTTAAACTAGGCCCACTACAAAAAACTGCGACAGACATTTTAGGCTTGGAATATAAAGAGGTAAAACCTTTAATCAAAAACCCTAACAAGTTAAAGAAAAAACGAGTTGGATTAGGTATCCACTCAACGGCTCAATCCAAGTATTGGAATAATCCAAAGGGATGGCAAGACATTACTGATTATTTGATTTCACTTGGATATGAGGTGATTATCTACTCAAAAGAGGAAGATGGTTATATGGGTAATTACTATCCTAAAGGTGCTAAACAAAACCCTCCTGACTCAATCTACAAACTTATTGAAGAATTATCAACATGTGAATTCTTTATAGGTATATCAAGTGGTATTTCATGGGTGACCTGGGCGTTAGACATACCGACAGTATTGATTTCAGGATTTACTGAAGAGTTTAATGAACCTTATGAGAATGTGTATAAGGTTAGTGCTCCTGAAAATACTTGTAGAGGATGTGCTAATAAGTTTAGATTAGACCCAGGTGATTGGAACTGGTGTCCGATAAATAAGGGGAATGAAAAGATGTTTGAATGTTCTAAAAAGATAACATCTGAAATGGTGACAAATGTAATTAAAAGAGAGGGATTAGTAAAATGAAAAGCGTAAATTTACCAGAGGAAATCCTGTTAGAAATTCAGGATTTATTATCTAGAATTAACTATTCTAAAATGGATTTAGGTGAAGCTCACCTAGCAGTTTCTAATTTTGAAAAGGAATTGGAAAATTTAAAATTAGAGAGAGAAAAAAAAATAGCTGTCTGTGTAGACCTAGAGCAGGAAAAGACCAGACTAGTGATGAGAATAGTTGAGACCTACGGGGAGGGCGATCTTGATCTTAACAGTGGCAAGTATTTCGTAAAGTAAATTGGCAACTCTGGAGGGTGATATATAGAGAAATCACTATCAAATAAGACCAGAGCCAATGAGTTTCAATCCGGAGGATAGGCTACCCAAGCCAATTAATAAAGTTCTGAATACTAACGGTGAGCAATACGATCTCACTAACCCTAGATTCACAACTGCTGATGGGCTGGAGAATACTACGAAGATCCCGTTCTCTTCGACTGATGACTATTTTTCAACACAGGAAGCTGCTGAAGCTAGAGCACAGCAGATAGGATGCGGTGGATATCACACTGTCATCATAGAGGGTAAGCTTTATTATAGACCCTGTGAAACCGCTAATTACTATTCTATTAGAAAGCAGCAGTTAGATTCTGCTCTTAATTTTCAGTACATTGGTAACTATAGAGTTTTAACGTGGGACACTCCTTTTTTTGGAGTTAGAAAATACAAGGGGTGGATAATAGATGCTTCATATAGCAATAATTCAGGACCTAGTATAAATCCTAATGACGTTCTTGTTGAGTTTAGATATTCCATAGATGGTGAATCTTGGTCCCTTTGGTCAACTGTAGGTACAGCAATGAACAATTTCTCCAATACGGAGGCTGCTATTTTCGAAATAAACCTGGATCCTGCGGATAAATTTTATCCGGAGTTTAGGTTTACCTCGGTTCTAATTAATCCCGACGGAACACTGGGGTATGAGTCTAATGAGCCAGTGGATCCTAACGTAACCATAGTGGATTTTCAATTGGATATTGAATATGATCTAGACTATTTGTCAAATGCATCATTGGATAATAAAGTTATAGCTCCTGCTCTGAGATGCTCTAATGAGTATACAAATAGACCAGTAGTATTTGACGATTGCAGATTCACTTTTAATCCTTATGCTGTTAATAGAGCGCTTAACCTTTATCAGGATCTAAGTAAAATAGTAAATAAGGTATTTGGACTTGATGTTAACTATTATTCTGTGCAACCTCAGGCTAGGGGTAAGGATGTGATACTAAAGGAATATACCCTGTTCAACGTTGTCGATGAGAAGTGTATAAAAGTTCTAGTTAACCAGAACCAATTTCCGGACAATAAAATTAACTACGATCCATTTGGTTTACAGTTCGATGAGCCCTTTGAGATACAGATAGACAGAAGGTATTTCGAGGGAATATTTGGAAATGGATCACAGCCTAGAAAAAGAGATATTATTTATTTCCCAATAACTAATAGAATCTATGAGATAAATTCGACATATCTTTTCAGGGATTTCATGAATGCTCCCGTTTATTATAAGATCGAGCTAAAGAAATACCAGCCAAAGAGCAACACATATTTCCAAGATCCAGCATACAAAGAGGAATTGGATGGCATTGCACTTACAACCCAGGAATTGTTTGGTGCTGAAGTAACTAGTGAGGAAGAAAAAGTAACAAAGAGGCAGCAATACAACGAGACAACATATGTTAGATCACAGGATCCCATTAGATCATACATCTATTACAATTTAGCTATCATTGGATATGATCTTAATAATAACTGGACGATAGTTCTTAATAACTATTATGACCTTGAATCTTCATTCGTTGACAATTCAGAATTTACATCCGATCCATTTAAATACAGGAATGCCATAAGATATAAGGACCTGCCTAAGCTTGGACCTAAGGAAGAATTATCCCTAACAGCCTGGTGGAATTTGAGAAATGCTTACGATGATACAAAGCTTAGAAAGATAGGCTTCCCTGTTATAAATGTGAATGTTTCTTCCTATACTGAATCGTATGTTGTTTATTCTACCTATCCAATAAAGCACAATCTTACGGCATGGAACAGTTACGCCGATAACCCTAATGGATATGTTGCAATACAGGGTGATTCTGCACACAGTGGGGGATATCTAGTAAGAAGTGTAATAGACGAATACACATTCACCACAATAAATCAAAGCGTTGAATTTGACCCTGGAGTTATGGTATGGAAAATGCAAAAGGCTCAATCCCGTAACTTTCTTAGCGGACTTTATATGGAAGGCTTAGAATACAGGGGATTCAGGTTTGACCTAATCCACTCTGGATCGATTGAGCAAGATGCCACTAACTATATCCAGCAGGGTAGCTTCTATCTTAGACTTAATAATGGCATAGAGATAAACTCCCCACTTCAATTCACAGCAAAACATGGTGAATGGTATTCTGTTGTGGTGAACGTTTCTAATAAGTATAAACAGATTTCAATAAATGCTTGGCAAATGTCATATGACCCGGTGAACCCTCAATCACAATCCAGTGAATTGATCAAGGTACATGAATACGTGCAAAGTTTGGATGCACCCGTTATATTCGATGCGCCTTCTAACATAGTAACAGATGTCAGCAGTCCTTTCTATGGAACAGATCAGAATTCCTATAAGGTGTTTACTTCCCCACTATATTTGTCAAATATAAGATTGTTCAAGAATATGATAGATATAGATAATCAATCAACCGTCTTAAATCAGAATATTGTAAGAGACACACAGCTTGCACACATTATAGATAACGCTAAACCGCTTCTGAACGTTCCTAGATTTGTTCGTAGCCGTTAATTTTTTTAATTTATGCCACGTAGAAAACCAAAGATGAGCAAGGTCGTCGAGGAAAAAATCAAAGAAACCCTCGATTCAATAATACTTGATGAGAATTTAGATTCAGTAGAAACTGGAACTGGAGAATTACCGAGATTAAAAACAACGGTGCAGATGGATTTTGAGGAGGAAAAAATATCCGCTGCAAGGGATGCCAAGTCTTTGCTGGATTCCTTAGCCATGTTCTATCTTGATGATTCTGGTGCAGATAATAACCCTTATCTTGAATACCGTAAGAAAATAGATTCCATGAACATCTCGTCTATGACATTCCAGCTTAAGAGTGCACAGCATGCGATAACTAAGCTATTGGAAGAAATAGACATGGGTAATATGACGCCTAGACTTTTCGAGGTTTTAGCTCAACTACAGGGACAGGTTATACAAATATCTAAAGATCACCAGGCTTATTTGGATAAAATGGAAAAAAGCTACAAGGTGATGAAGGGAGATATTGATCAGAAGAATTACAACGGAGCTGTTAGAATAGGGCCAGACGGGAATTACACAGAACCAGCGAAAGGATTAGGTGACGGATCAGGAATTAAGGTACGAGGAACAAGAGGATTGATGGAGAATCTGAGAGATCTAATAGGTGCTGAAATAGTAGACGTTAAACCAGAGGAGATCAAGCCAGGAGCTGTTGTTAATGCTAGAGATAAGATAAGGATGGACGCCGAAGAGAAGGGATACGAGGGTGAAATACCAGAGGGCGGGGACGATCTTCAGATAGAGGATGATCTTTTTAATTAATTTTTATGGCGGAAGAAACAAACAAGAATCAGCCGGAGCTAAATGATGGTAATTATTGGAGCACGGCTAAAGTTAACGAGTTACTCAGAAAAGCAGACGAGGAAGGGCTAGATTTCAAGAGTGTAGATAATCCTTTCCATGACAATAATCCTGAGCTAAGAAGATCTAATGTACTATTCGAGTACACACAGGAGGAGATAATAGAAATTGACAAGTGCGCAAGGGACGTCATCTACTTTTCAAAATATTGTCAGGTTATGACCGATACCGGTCTTGCTTATATTACTCTGAGAGAATATCAAGAATCGGTATTAAGAGAATATCAGGCCAATAGATTTAATATATTCCTAGCACCCCGGCAGGTTGGTAAATCCATAATGTCCGCTGTTTTTCTGGTGTGGTTTTTACTTTTCAACCACGATAAAAATGCGATGATACTGGCAAACGTTGGTGACACAGCAGAGGAATTGATGGATAAGATAAAAGCCATAATAAAAGGATTGCCTTTCTTCTTGAAGCCAGGAATGATGGTCAATAATGTGATGTCTGTGCGTTTTGATAACGGATGTAGGGTTATTGCTAAAACGACCACTAAGACATCCGGTATTGGTTTTACTATTCATTTTTTATACATGGACGAGTTTGCTCACATTAACTCATCCTTTATGGAAGCTTTCTTCAGGTCTACATACCCCACGGTATCTTCCTCGAAGGTGTCCCGAATCATTATAACATCTACCCCAAATGGAATGAATAAGTTCTATGAGATGTATATGAGCGCTGTTAAAAAGGAGAACACATTCAATCCAATTAGGGTTGATTGGTGGCAGGTACCGGGAAGGGATGATGTGTGGAAGCAGAATGAAATATCCAACCTTGGATCCGAGGAGCTATTCAATCAGGAGTACGGTAATCAGTTCTTAAGCTCCTCTACGTTGCTACTTGGATCACAGGAGTTACAGAAGATAAAAAGAAACGAGGTAGAGTACTTATGGAGGGAGATTGATGAGTTTCATTACTCTGACGTAAATTATGAGAATTTTCTATGGCATCCTAAATTTGATATAGATAGTGCTGCAGAAGGGAATAAAAAATATGTTGTATCCGTCGATCTCTCAGGTGGAAACAAGGGTGATTTTACAGTCATTAATGTTTTCAAGGTCTCTCCTCTTCCAAAGAAAGTGATAGAAAGAATAGGAGAATTTGAGGACGAGGGTGATTTCTTTGGCCTTATTCAGGTTGGTATATTAAGGGACAACGAGATAAAACTGGAGGATGTTGTTAAGATACTTAGAATACTGGTAAAGAATGTACTAGGTGTCGAATCTGTGAAAATAGCTCTTGAGATAAATTACAAGGGAGAGCTTCTAGTTGATAAATTCCTTTCTGATGATGATTTATTTGAGGAAATTTTTGTTTACACTAAGCATTCTGAATCTGCTAGATCTTCTAAAGCTGGTATAAAATACAATGAAAAGAACAAGATGAAAAACTGTGAGCAGCTCAGAACACTTGTTAGAGCAGACAGAATATTAGTGAATGATAAGAAATGGACAGTACCCGAGCTATTCACATTCGGGCTGAATTCAAGAGGAACATATTCCAGCCAAACAGGTCATGATGACGTTGCTATGTCCCTGGTTAATCTCTCCTCTGCTTTTGAAAGTGGAGATTTCTACCAACTGGTCGGAGAACTTTTTGATGCGATGGAAACCCCATATAAAGGATTAATATTAAATAAAATGGGGGAAACCGGGCAATCCCAATCTTCTGATGAATTTGGATTCGGAAACCAAGGTCCTTCTACCAAGGACGGAAAAAGCTTTAGGGACTTTAGTTCCATGATGTAGACCCTTCTTTTTCTAATTTGGTTTGATATATAGACAAAGAAGAAAAAAATCATAAAGAAATAATGGCACAAAAAATTAAAATCGACTATTCACAATTTAGAGCATCGGGCGTTTACACCCTGGAATTTGACAGTTCCGCTAGTGTTATATTAACGTCTACCACTATAAGATTGGTAGTTGGATTCTCTAACAAGGGCCCATTCAACACACCGGTTTACATACCGGATGCATCTACAATGATCTCGATTTTTGGTGATATTGACAGATCACTAGAAAATAGAGGATCTTTCTTCCAAAGATCTATACTAACCTGCTTGAATGCGGGACCGGTTTTTGCTTTAAATTTATTGAAGCTTAATGATGATTTAGACAGTGCTACCCCCGATGTTGTTGATTACAGATCTTATTCTGTTGATACCGAACAGTTTAATGGTATTTTAACAAGTAAACTATACTCGTCTTTTTATAACAAAGAGAGATTTTGGTTTGCTTCAACTGAATACTTCTTGGCCACATTGAGCTTACTGGATCAAGGAAGATTACTCAACCTTGTTAATCTTGGTCAACAGCCAATGAGTGTTATCATAAGAAAGTCCACTGACTCGACAACGCCAATAAAGGGATATAATATCTTCGCTATAGATTGGTATGGTGCTGATAATGTGCCTAGTTTTATGCACCCTTATGATTACATCCAGGATTATTTCATTGATGTTATTGCAGTTTCTGGTAGTTGGACTAATTACCCACAACTTTCTGTGGATCCTCAATGGAGCCAATATTTTACATCCAATGGGTTTATTAAGAGCCAGATGGATAATTTCCTTAATAATCCTAATGTTCAGCTTCTTGTTTATCAAACAGGATGTATTATACCTGATTTTACCGATTTGAATGGGGTTAACCAGTACATCCAAACGTTGGTCAATAGTAATACTGCTTCAACCGGTTTATTCTGTGCCGTAGACGAAAAGGCATTTGATGATATTTGTAATAATACCTACAGGATAGATCTTGTAGGTAATAACCTTATCGACGAATTAACATCAGATAGAGACCTACTAAGCCCAAGACTTGATTTCTTAAGTTACGATCAAGCTTTATTGGCTGATTATTTATACACTGAAGCAAATTACGGAGTTACTGGTGCATCCGGTGCAACTGGTGGTAATATGTACGTTGGTACTTTATTCGACCCGATCACATTCGGAGCTACCGGTGGTACAACGGATAAGGGTCTTTACTCAAATACATTCCAGGCTTACGATCCGAATGAATTTGATGGTGGATATCACTATATCATTACAGGTACAGGTGGAGCACCTCCTTTATCGACATCTCAGAAATCTTCTCTTAAAACATTCTGTGATATTTCTTCTTCGGCTGATCAGAAATTTATTATAGGTAAAGCTACTATACCAGCTGGTGTAACTGGATCTGTCCCCTCAAGTTTCGGAGGTCCAAACACAACCCAACTAGTTAAGCTTAAGATAGCTTTAACTAAGACTTCTAATTCGGAAGTTAAAATTCTATGGCAACATCCGTTGGATACTGCTTACTATAGATCTCAAGGTATTACAGTTGAGCCTTGGGCTTATCTGCAACAAGTTCCTATCGATCCAGATATCGCATTCCTGAATTCAGGTGTTGGTGTATATCAATTTGGATGGGCTGATAGAGTAGGTGAGGAGTCTATACTAAACCCAGACGGAGCAGGAGTAACAGGATCAGGATTCCCAAATGGATATTCTAACTCTTTGATAGCGTATTCTATGTCTAACCCTTATATTGATTTTCAATATAACGAGACCGCAGATGGAGATATTATTTGGAAAAATTCAGACGGAACGGACATTCAATATCTGGATTACCAAAGCTTGGTTGATGTAGATGGATTTCCTTATGTAGCGGTTAGATCTTTTAGTAATACTTCTAGAGACATTACTAGCCTAGAAGATATTGCTGCCTTTGGTGCTTCTTATGCCTCAGATAATGTGGGTCTCCCAGTTTCTGCAGATAAGATAGACATCATATCACAAAATGGAAACATAAACGAATACCTTAATGTTATAACTAGGGTAGATGCCACAACGTTTACTATAGGTTTAGACGCCCTTGGCAACGTTCCTTTATCAGTGGGTGATTGGATAGTTTCTACTGACCTTAATATATGTTTAGATGCTGCAGGGACAAGACAGTCTAGACTAGGAAAGATCACTACAGTTTCTGCTACAACAACTAGCGGTGTCTATAGAGTAACTTGTGCTAGACCAGTACTTTATTACTCAGGAACACCTCTAAGAGTTCAGAAGTTCACATCGATTGAGGATTTCACTACATCTTTTGATTTCACATACTTCCAAGGTTTCACTATGACTGAAAGGCATAGACCAAATGGAACTGATGCTAGACTAACTGAGATATTAGATGTACTTTACAATACAGATCTTGCTATAGCGCTTGCTAATAAGGACGCTATAACTTACAGATACATTATTGATACATTCGGTGGACAAATACTTCCTAATTCTAAGTATCAATTGAGTAAGTTGGCGATGATGAGACAGCAATCTCTTGCTATCATCAATGCGCCTTCTACTGCTCAATTCCAGGCTTCTACAGATCCTAGATTTACTGATGCACCTACAGCTACTAATCCTAAGCCGTTGTTAAATACTGCTTATATAGCTTCCGGTGGTAATCTATCCTTGAATCCTACATACACATTCAGTCTTCCTTCCGAAGCTGATGGAGCTAAATTCTGTGCATTCTACTCACCTTATATCACTATAAGAGAGGCAAATAGAAACGTAAACGTTCCGCCGGCAGCTTTAGTTTCTAATAATTTCATTAGAAAATTTGCGACAGGTGAACCTTATGCAATCGTAGCAGGTCAAAAAAGAGGGGTTCTTTCAGGGCAAACTATAGTAGGTGTTGAATATGATTATAGTGATGCAGACAGAGGAAATTTAGAGCCATTCGGAATAAATCCTATCATCAGAAGAAAAGGTATTGGTGTAGTTATATTCGGTAACGGAACTGCTTATCAACAAGTTAATTCTGCATTCAGCCTTGTTCACGTTAGAGATTTGCTCATCAGCATTGAAACTGACACCAATCAAATTCTTTCTAACTATCTGTTTGACTTCAACGAGGATTCAATTAGACTTGAAATTAAGACTTTGGTTGATAATTACTTAGATGGAGTAAGAGCAGGAGGTGGTATTTATGCTTATAAGACCATCATGGATGCTACTAACAATACACCAGCGATCATTGATATGAACATGGGGGTTATTGACATCATCATCGAGCCTGCAAGAGGTATACAGAAATTCATAAACAGAATCACTGTAACTAGAACAGGCGGTATAGCTGCTGGAGGATTCATACAGTTTGTATAAAATTTGATCACTCAGAAGCAAATAGATAAATAGTTAGTATATGGCAGGCTTACCACATTTTTCAAACTCGATCTCATCGATGAATAACTTCGAACCGGTTTACTTAAACCAGTTTGAGGTAGTAATAAATCCACCAGCTGCTGTAGCTGGTGGACCTATTCTTTTACAGCACGTAACGAAGGTTTCTGGTATGGATGTAG